CCTCGTAATTCCCCCTTAAAATTAATAGTTTATAGATTAATAGTTTATAGAGTATAACCTGTTTTAGTAGGTGCTATGTTTCTGTTTTGTTCTTAATATTTAAAGATTTTTTTGATCTGCAATAATTTGTTTAGCTTCCCTAAGATCAATTTTTGCCTTATGTCCATGTTTTTGTAATAAATGCAGCAAATTGCTCCCGTCAAGCAGAGTTATTGGCTTGTCTTTCGAAAAATTATAGGCATCTGGCCCATAATCTGCAGTAGAAACAAGAATGCCTTTAATTGCCCCTTCATTAACAACGGTGCCATACAAATCACGGACAGCAGAAAGTCCGACTGTGTTTGTGTATCTTTTTGCTTGAATAACAATTTTTCCTCCACGAATTGGGTCAGGATCAAAAACCACTGCATCTACGCCGCCATCTTTACTTGCTTGTGTTATTTTTACTTCTCCACCGGAAACACTGAATTCTTTTTCAAACAATTCCCTGATTAAATGTTCAAAATCTTGCCAGTCCATTGCCGCTAGATTGGTTGTATCGTCAAGTGTGTCCGCTACATCATAAGATGAAATAAATCTTGAGTCTTCACGATTTATCCGTAAAATTGGGGCTATTGGAGAGAGGCTATGCAATTTACTACTTCCAATACCTTTTAGTTTTTTGAAACATATTTTAGGGTCGACCAATTCCAAGTTTATACCGGCAAATTCGTCCCTATTAGCTTGTATAGATAAAACGCAAGCCTTTACATCATTGCCGGTAGCTCTATCAACCGAGTTAACCCATCCATTGAATGCAATGGATAGAATATATTTTGATTTGTCGGCTGAATAAATTCCAAAAATTGTTCTAAGGGTTATTTTGTATAAAACTTCGTCATATATTTTTGCAATAGCAGACTCGGAAAGATGAGTTTCTTTAAATTCATCTTTAGATTGAATATACTTTACTTCTTTTAAGGTTGGCAGATGATTTGGAGCAGGAAGGATATAATCAATAACTAGCATCTTTGTAGCGAGATTATATTCATAATCATATTCTTGAGGAAAAGAATCAGGATAATCGGATTCAGATAGCACAATGTCAATTAAATCATTAACGCCTGACTCAAGTCCTTGAACATAGGTGTTTTTACGTTGATCCACATCGGCATTGAATTTGCTTTGGGTATTGTCATAATCCTCTTTTTGTTTATTCCAGGATTCTATTTGCCGATTATATTTAGCTTCGCATTCTATAAGTTCTTTTTGGTATTGATCTTCTTTTTCCTGGTTTCGTTTTTCAATAGATTCTTTTAGATTTTTCCATGTTTCGTGTTCTGTTTCATATAATAATTTTGCGGCATCTTCTTTTTCTTTTCGTCTTTTAGAAAATATTTGATCAATAAATCCTAATCTCGGAGTATATTTCGCATCACTTGGCATTGGTTCAGGATCATAAGATTCTTTTTCTTCCAGTGTAGGCATAACCTTTTTGGGTAAATCTACAGAGAATGAAGAATGATTCTTAAATTTGTCCCAATAAACAGTAGGGGGATTTTCTAAGCATGACAATAGAAGATTGTCCAACTTTTTTAGGCTTTCTTCAGCATCCAAAGTAAGGTCGATAGCATTCTGTTTTTTATCTGCTATTTCTTGCGCAGCTCTACGACGGTCATTATCTAACGCTATACGATCAAGTTTCTTTTGCCACATTTCTTCCCAAGCAGCCATTTGGACAGCAGCTTTTTGCTCCACGACATACTTGTCGGCCCCTTTTATTTCTCTATACTTATTGAGCCCAGCGTGACGAACTTCAATTCTCCAAGTTTGGTTTGCCATAAGTACATCTCCTCCTTGACATCAAAAACAAATTATTTGTAATATTTTACGGCATAAAAATAAGAACACGACTCCCTTTATTGAAAGTGCCGTGTTTTATGCTGCGTAATAAACCATTATAGGTGAAATTTTATATTCTATTTTGCAGTTCTTTTGCCTATCGCTTCTTAGTCAAGGTCAAAGCAGCTTGCATATTAATTTGTAGTAAGTTTTTGACCTGTTCCGGCTCTAATCCGTAACTTGCTGCTACGCTTACCACATCAGACCAGCGTTCGTCTGAATCTTCTTTGATTCGTAGCATGCGAGAATAGTCAGGTAACCCAGGAGCTTGTTTTACTAAATTGGTTAACACACCTACAATATGATGATTATTAGTAAAGACAATGTCTTCATATTCTGGATTAGCCGAACGCAGCGCATAGTGGCCATTGTCTTTTACAAAAAACTTTAGATTTGCTTCCCAGTCGTAGTTCTCAACAGAAGCTACGACTATTTGATTTATCGGTAAATCACCATTGGGCTTTTTAAACATTGCTAAGTCGCCGCTATGAATACCAACATACATCATGCTATCGCCAACAACATAAGCGCCAAAATCGGCTTTGATGTTGTTGGGAATATCTATATATTCTTCGACATTGCCATCTACTAGAATCGGTAGACCAGCACGAACTTTGGAAGCGTAAATTGGTATTGAGTGGGAGGTTCCACCTGTATTGTCAAGGCCAAGAAGATGGTCGCTGGTACAATTAAATTTTTGTGCTAGTTGCGCAATTATAGTAGCGTGTGGCAATCTTCCGCTTTCCCACTGGGAGACTGTGGATTTTTGCATTTTAAACCATTCACCCACATCTTCTTGATATAATCCGTGATTTTCTCGCAATTTACGTAATCGTTGTCCAAATACAATACTTATATTGGAACTATCCATTGAATCAACCTCCGTTGAGTTTACCTTATCACAATTTGTGAACCATAGAAATATAAGTTCACAAATTAAAAACTATTCTCATAAAAAGTATTGACAGTTCACAAACAATAAACTATACTTTAGTTAACGGAACGTGAACCGTAAGGAGGTGAGAGAATTGAGTATTTTAACTAATCTTGAAATTAAATACAATCTAAAACCAATTGAAATGGCAAAAGAGCTTGGTATTTCTAAAAGTTACTATAGTATGTTACGAAGTGGTGATCGTCCTATATCTAAAAATATAGCCATTCAATTGAAAAATCAGTTTGGCGTAAAATTTGATGATTCTTTATGCCCTGCGGTTCACGTAGGGAAAACTGAAAAATCAGACCAACAACCAACGCTGCCGAGAACTGGGTGAGGGGAGGTGAGGAAATGTCCAGTTACGCAAAGAACCTGCAAAAACTGCAGCAAGCAAACCGAATGATAGCGCTGTATGCCAGTTTTATTCCCCGATCAAGGGACAAATATGAGAGCGCCTATTTTTACCGGCTGCGCTGTAAGTGGCTCCGAAAAGCGGATGCCTTGACAGCCAGGCTCAATGCCATGAAACGTAAAAGGCACGGGAGGAGGGGAGCATGAAGCCAACATTTAAACATCGTCACCAAATGAACAATATCCGCTGGCGGGGTGAGCTTGATACCGAACCATTGGAATGGAGTCCTATACAACGTTGGTTGTTAGTAGTGTTGTTTATTATAGCCTTGATGGTGTGAAAGGATGTGAAAGCAAAATGCCAGCAATTAAAATTACAGCAGCATTGCTTGTTTCAATGTTGCAAGATGCACTTAAGCCAGGCGAGGTACTGATGGTATTGAGTGTGGCCAAAGCGATGGTAGAAAAAAGGCCTGCCGATGTAGGCAGGCAAGCGGGGTGAGAGATTCAAAGAGACTCCCGATTTACAAGTTTATTATCTCATTGAAAGGAGGTAAAGTCGATGCTCGCAGATGCCCGAAATGAGGCTGGTTTGAGCCTAGAATGCGTATCTGAAATAACAAATGTTCCAAGAAAGGCCATATCAAAATATGAGGTTGCTCCAGAGGAGGCACCACCTGAAAGAATCCTGAAATTAGCGGAAGCTTACCATAACAAAGATGTACTGGAATGGTACTGCACAGATGTATGCCCGATAGGTAAGGAGCAACACTGCAAAGTTGTAGTGAATGGCCTAACAAGTGCAGCAATGACATTTTTAACCGAGCTGGATGATGTACAGTCAATACAAAAATTGCTTATGCGGGTTACTTGTGATGGCAAAATTGATGCTTCAGAAATTGAAGATACTGAAAAGTTTATGACTGAAATAGAGCATATTGAAAGAGCCATTCACGCTCTTAAATCTAAGGTTGCGCAAGAAATGGACCGTCTAGAAAAAGAGAAGTCGCCTGTGCACCAACACAGACGAGTCAGTTAACCAGGATAAAGAGCTCGGTACGCTGACCGGGCAGAGGGAGAGGAAATATGCCAAGAAAACCGTTTGAAGCAAAGGTGACTAGGGTATTTGAACCAGATATGGAGGCGCAATTGAAGGGGTTAAAAATTGCTGTTGATTATGCCCGGCGCGTAAAGGCAGGTGTTGTCAGTGCTAACGACACTAAAAAATCCAGTTAGATTTATTGCTGGAAGCCATGAATACACATTAACTGGCAGTAAGGCTGAGATTAATCAACAAGTCAAAGAGATTGTTTTAAGCATAAAAAAAGCTGCTTCCATAGAGAAAGCAGATAAAGAATTTGACTATATCCAGTATACCACGATTCAAGCACAGCCTGCAAGGCTGTTCGATAAGTACAAAGACCGGTTGCAGCACATATTGTTGGGTTATGAATGTGCTGCAGCCCTAGAATGGGACAAGCCCCCCGTGGAAGTGGCAATTCATCGAATAAACCAGTACCGGCAGTATGCGAAAGAGCGCAAGAACCCGTTTTTCCTGGGCGTGGCCCTGTATGGGATGCAGGTGGTTCGCCAGCGCAGGATGGTAGCATGAAAGGAGATGTAAAAACCGTCTTGGATTGCCCGATATGTTCGGCTCGTGGCCGGATACTTGCCCAGAGACGCAGGCTGTTAGTCTGCAAGTGCCCAAAATGCGGTTATGAGTGGAACACGCTGAGAGTCGGGAAAGTTGGAGAATTGGAGTGATTGAGTATGTTCGGCAGAACTGAGCTTTATTTATCGGAAGCAAAGAAATTAGAGTGGTCGTTTCGGCGGCTAGGGGGAAAAATTGTAATTTCAATTACTGCCGATTCTTATACCGAAGAACTGATTTTGGATCAGGACGACTTTGATAAGTTTATTGAGAGTGGGCAGCCTTTGGTTACTCAAAAACTGGAAGGGGTGGCATAGATGAGTGAAGTTACAGTATTAAATCAGAGTGCCGGTAATGGCTCACTAGTAGATATGGCAAGTTTTAGTAGTGCAACTGATATGCAGCGCAATCTTATAGAAATGAAATCGAAGATAGGGGCCGTTCAGCAATTTGTTAAAGAAGTAATGGTCGAGGGCTTGGACTATGGTGTCATTCCTTATACCGAGAATAGGACACTATTTCAACCTGGCGCCGACAAATTAAATGCTTTATATGGATTTGCTCGTTATATCACGGCCAAAGAGGAAAGTAAAGATTTTAAATCTGGTCACTATGACGTTACGGTTAGAATTCAATTGCGACATCGTGACACTGGGCTAGTAGTCGGTGAGGGCGAAGGGTTTTGCGCAACCTACGAATCTAAGTACCGGTATCGCTGGGTATTTGAAAGTGACCTTCCTAAGGGTATAGACAAAGATTCCGTTTTAAGCAAGAACTTTAAAAGTAAGAGATCTGGAAAAGAATACCTGAAATATCGTTTAGAAAATCAGGATTTATTTGATGTTTGGAACACTGTCTTAAAAATGGCCATAAAAAGGGCTTATGTATCAGCAACATTGGCAGCCACTGGCCTGTCCGGTATATTTCAAATGGATGAAGATGAATTTGAGGCCTGGGTGGAAGGTCAGGAAGCAAGCGGTAAGGAGAAGTTGGACAAGCAGCGCAGTGCTCCACAATCCACTGATGAAAAAGCAACATTTGAGCCTCCATCTGGAGATGCAAATAAAATCTCACAAAGTCAGTATGGCAAGATCATGGGCGATGCCAAACGCAAGGGCGTGGATGAAGACAGTATTAAGTCCATCATTCTGTACGTAAAGAAAAAGCCTATTAATGAGTTGAGCAAGGCCGAGGCCAGCGCCGTTATTAAATTTATTGCCGACACAGACGAGGAAGGCCTACAAGAATTGATCCTGCAGGCGGCGGTTCCAGGGGTAGCATCATGAAAGGACGTGGCTATTCCTGGTCAGATCATGAAGTAATAATTTTAAGAAACAATGCTGGAACACTTTCATCTTCTAAAATTGCTGAGTTAATAGGTAGATCAAAACAGGCAGTTCAAATTAAAGCGATTCGCCTTGGGATAAGTCTTGACGGGTACTGCAGGAAAGTTACTTGCATGGATTGCGGGACATTAACTGAAGTTCCTTGGCAGGCCAATGGCGACGTTAGGTGTCCGATATGTCGTGAACGGTACAATCGCGAAGGCAAGAAGATTTACGACCATAATCACAGGGTTGAATATTTTAACAAGAACGCTTATGACAATATGAGACATGACATCATCGAAAGAGATGGTTATAAATGCCGGCTTTGTGGTTCAATAACAAATCTGATTATCCATCACATCAACGAAAAAAGTTACCATAATTCACAAGAGGCAGATAATGACAATCAGAATTTAACTACACTTTGCAATTCATGCCATGCATGGTACCACGCAACAAAATCCTCAAGACAAAAGAAAGTGGTGAGTTAATATGCTTCGTATTGCACATTTAGCAGATATTCACTGGGGCCTGGGTTATGCCGGGCCCACTCCTTCGGCCCGGTTTGAAGACATTTGCCGGGTTATGGATTGGGTGGCTGACCGGATAATCGCGGAAGGTTGCGATTTGGTTATTGTCGCCGGCGACATGTTCCGGAAAGCTGATATTAGCCTGGATAAGGCAAGTCACGAAATTCGGTCAGCGGCTGCTTGGTTGCGGAAACTGACTGCAGCCGGCTTAGAGGTGATGGTTATATCCGGAACGCCTAGTCATGATCCGATTAGCGCCTATGACTTGCTGAAAGATTACCAAATGCCGCATGTCAGCATTATTACTCAGCCAGCGCAGCTTGACATTGATTGTTTTGATGAAGGATTTTCACTAGCGCTGCTGCCGGGTATGGACCGGTCAAACTTTGTTACTGAGGATGATTATCGGGGGCAGTCGGCGCATGTGGTCCATCAGATGATGACGGAGCATATCACAGCAACCTGCCAGAACCTGCTTAATGATTGTAATTACAGCCCAGCTATCCTAGTCGGCCATCTAACCTATGACCTGGCTGACACCGGCTTTGAAGATGTACTGATGCAAAACGAGGCCATTCTCACAACTGAAGCTGTGCAAGGATATGACCTAGTTGCCCTGGGGCACATCCACCGGCCACAGCAAAATGGTAATGTATTTTATTCCGGCAGCCCTGAGCGGCTCAGTTTCAACGACGAAAAAGTGGACGCTGGCTTTTGGATTCACGAGCTCAACGAAGGAAAATTCGAATCGCAGTTCATACACACTCCTGCCCGTAAATTTATCACTTTACAGCTTAATGATAACGGAATCGCCGATTTTGTGAACGGAAACATAGATTTTGAGGACGTTTTTGACGATATCAGTAACGCTATCGTCCGAATTCGGTACACCTGCAGCGAGGAACTTAATAGAGCACTGAACCGTAAAACCTTGGAAAAAGCTTTGTACGACGCCGGTGCTTTTTTTGTTACCGAAATTAAGGGGGACATCGCCCGGAGTGACCGGGCCCGGGATGAAGAGGTTACAGAAGCAATTGGTCCGGTTGAGGCGGTCCGGAAGTGGGCTGAAAATCAGGAGATCGACCCGGCAGAGATAAGCGAATTAGCGGCCATGACATCGCAATTGATGGAGGTGGCGTAAATGCCAATGATCAGGGGGGGAAGGAAAGGTAAATCCATTGAAATAGAGGAAGTTCAGGCATCATCAATGATGCTGTTACCGCCAAGGCCGGATGTTTGTCAGGAATGCGCAAGGGATCATGCTCCGGAGCTGCCGCATGATACACAATCTTTATATTATCAAACAAAGTTTTATATGGAGAATGGACGCAGTGCCACATGGACGGATGCTATGGCGCATTGTTCAGATGAAGTTAAGGCTATCTGGACTACTGAACTTAAGAAACTAGGCGTGGAGGTATCGAGATGATCGATTTAAATAAATTGGTTAACCAGAGCCTGGTCAATATTAAGGAAAGCGGCTTTGTACAAGAAACCATACAAAACCGAATCGAGAAAACGATAGAAAGCATTGTTGATGATTTGTTTAGATCATATGGTACTTTCGGAAAGTCATTACAAGCAGAAATTGAGTCTAAGTTGCAGATTAATTTCAAAGAACTTGATATCGCATCTTACAACCATGTTGTGCTCAATGCAGTAAAAGAAAAGCTGGATCAGGCCGTTTATATTCAAGGTGTGGAGCAGATAAAGGCTAGTATGGACAAAATACTGACTGATATAAAACCGGAATATAAACTATCTGAAATAATTGAAGAACTGAAAGAATATGCCGAAGACGATGCGCGTGATAATGATTGGAGAGAAATTAGTTTTTATATCGATCCTGATCGAAGAGTGCTGACGTTTATTTACTTCGACGAAGAGCCAGAAAAAGAAAAATACGGGTGCAAATATCGGTTGTCTATCTGTGAGGATGGCAGATTAAACACAGTCGATATTAGAGATCGCAAGTTTGATAATAGGCTTGTGATGGGCGGACTCCGCGGCGTCGAGGAATTGCTTTTCAAGATCTACGTTCATAAGCCGGTAATAATTATTGACGATAAGCATGTCGACATCGAGTACAGCAATTCTGAGGAGGATTACTAATATGAAGCCTCTAAGAATTGAGATTCACAACCTTGGTGCCATCCCCTACGCGAATATTGACCTGACCAATACCACGCTGGCCGCCATATGTGGAGTAAACGGTGCCGGCAAGAGTACCGCCTTTACAGTAGCGCCCCGGTTTGCACTTTATGGTGCCACTAAGCCAGGCACCAGCATTGATGATATGATTCGCACCGGCGCGACGGAGGCGGCCGTAAATTTTTACTTTGATCATCAAGGCGGCACATATCGCGTCATTCGCACCCGGTCGAAAAAAGGCAAAGGTAAGACTACCTTGGAATTGCAGAAGGCCAAGAATACTCTTCTCCTAGACGGTTCCCTGGATTGGGAATCCCTATCCGGTGCCAGTATCTCCGAAACTCAGAAGAAGATTATTGACCTATTAGGCCTGGATGATGAAACGTTCGTAGCCTCAAGTATGATTCTTCAGGGAGATTCTGGAAATTTTACCAAGCGTCCGGCAGGTCAGCGTAAAGCTATTCTGAGTCAGGTGTTGCAGCTTGATCAATACGAAACACTGCAGGATAAGGCTAAAGCCAAGGCAGGAGAGGTCAATCTAACTTTAGAGAAGTCAAAAGCTAAAGTTGCAGATATCGACACTCGCCTGGCTGAAAAGCCTATCTTAGAGAGTGATAAACTGGCTGCTGAAGTCAAGTTAGCTAAAACTGAAACGGATATACAATCCCTTGAGGAAAATGTCCAGACGCTTCAAGTTGCATACAGCGCCCTGGTCGCTAAGATTCAGCAGGCAGAAGATATTAATCGGCAAGCTAAAGAGAAATGGGCTGATGTCGGCAGCAAAACCTCGGAGCGTGATCGGCAGCAAGGCCGAATGGACAATGCCCAAAAGCTCCTGGACCGTGAAGCAGATATTTTGACCAAAGTGGCTGCATATGACACAACAAAGGATACTGTTACGGCCCTTAGGGTTAAACGTGACCAGCAGGCCGCCTTGAAAAACGAAGCAGACCGGCTGAAAAACGAACAATTGACTGTCGAAGCCGGACTTGCTAAGGTCATTGCGGATATTAACAGGATTGCTGGCCAAATTGCTGACCGGCCCCGCTTGGAAGCAGCCAAAGCGGAATATGACACGGCGGTTGCTCGGCTGCCCGAGTGTCAGAAAGAGCTCGAAGAGGATAAACGGCTTCTTAGTGCCGTTAAAGATTGCCAAGATAAACTGTTTCAAACTGAGGACCGTTATATTGGCCAAGAGCAGATCCATAAACAAAATATTGAGTCGCTGGAAGCCAATACTGCCATGTTAGCTGATGCAAATTGCGTTGACCTAGATAATGCTCAATGCAAATTCTTGGCTAATGCTATCAAAGACAAAGATAAGTTAGTGAATGCCCGGGAGCAGTATAGTGTGTGGAAGGTTAGGGCAGATCAAGAGATTTCTGACCTTCAGACTGCGGTAAAAGCCGCCAAGAATAAACGGGCTGAATATTGGGCCGCTGCCAATATCAACCCTCTCGAACCCCATGAGCTGCAGGAAAAAATTAATCAATTGAAAACGGACGTTGAATTACTGGCTAAACTAGCAGCGATGGAGCCACTACTGGACAATCTGAAGTTACAACGTACGGATCTTGAGACCCGGCAGGCCGATATCAATGTCCGGCTTGAGAATATGAGAAACCAGTATCGGGAACTGTCTGATGGCCTGAAAGAATTGCCGGCAATGGAAATCAAGCTCACGGAGCTTGAACCCTGGCTGAGATCAAAAGAGCAGCTGCCGGCAGCAAAGGAAATTGCTAACACGGCGAGGGAGACTATTGATCGCCTGAAGACTGAAATTAACGATCTTACGATTCAGGTCGTCAACCTAGAAACCGAATATAAAACCCTAATGGGTGACTCTGAAACATTGAAGCAAGATGCTGAGAAACGGCTGAAAGAAGCCCAGGATAGCCTTAAACAGTGCCGGGATGAGCATCTATCCCTAACAGGTCGGTTAGGCGGCATCAGAGCAAAATTGGTGCTGATGGAAGATGACGAAAAGACACGCCAGTCGCTGATGGGTGAAATGGAGCCGCTGGCAAAAGAATTAGTCCGGTGGCAGACGTTGGTTAAGGCCTTCGGTAAGGATGGCATTCCTGCACTCATTATTGAAAACGCGGTACCCGAGTTGGAGCGGATTGCCAATGATATTCTGGGCCAGATGTCCGGCGGCAAAAACTATTTGCGGTTCGAAACACAGCGCGAACTTAAGAGCGGAAAGGGAATGACCGAAACCCTAGATATTATTGTTGGTGATTGGGCCGGTGAACGGATTTATGAGACCTTCTCAGGCGGCGAGCAGCTGCGTATTGACTTTGCGATTCGGTTTGCACTGGCTGAGTTGCTGGCCAGGAGGGCCGGTTCTAAGATCGATTGGATTGTTGTGGACGAGGGCATAGGATCACAAGATGCTCATCACCGTGAATTGGTACTTCAGGCGATCAAAGGGGTTTCTGACCGGTTTAGTATGATTCTAGTCATCACTCATATTGAGGAAGCTCAAAAGTTCTTTGAGCAAACCATTCACTTTGACGTATCGGGTGAAGATGAGCGAATAATTCAGGTGGCGTGATGCCATGGCAATCGATTGGTCAAATCTCGAAAAAGATTACCTTGAGTTAGGTTCTCAGGCTGCCGTCGCAAGAAAGTATGGATGTAGCTCTACCCGCGTCAAGCAAACAATGAAAAAACTAGGCATCAAAGCTCATTATGATAAGCATGGCAGTAATAACCCCAAATGGCGTGGTGGTAGGCGTAAAGATAGCGACGGGTATATCCAAGCCTATTGCCCTAACCACCCTAATCGGACTGTCCGAAATGAAGTTCCAGAACATCGGTTGGTTATGGAGCAAATACTGGGCAGGTATTTGCTTCCTCATGAAATCGTCCATCACAAAAATGAAGTAAAGGACGATAATGATCCCGATAACTTGGAGCTTGTCATCGATACTGGTACCCATGTTTATAAAAATCATCGAAAATACCGGGATGTCTGGGGAAGGTTTTATCCTACTCAAGAACAGTGTGATGATGCAAATATAAAAATTGCGGCTATGAAAAGAATGCCAACGGAAAGGCAACAACAGATTCTTAATTTTTTGGCTGATGGATTAACCTATGATGAAATCTCTCAAAAACTTGGTTTGTCGGTTTTTACAATCAAATGGCATTACTTCCGAATGAAAAGTAAGGGCTTACTAGCCTAAAAATTGGAGGTGCAAGAAGCGTGAGAAATTACGACTCGTTAAATAAATGCAGTAATTGTGGTAAGGAAGTCGCCCAAGGAGAACAGTATCGATTGTTTTCCGTGGATGAAAGCAAACTTCAATCAGAGGGCATTGCATTTGCCAAGTGCCAAGAGTGTGGACACATAGAACAAATAGCCACAACAAAAAGAAGCTGTTTTAAGTGCCGGAAGCCATACTACGAGGTGAATTGGTATATACCTTCGGGCTGCCATAACTGCTACAGGTCTTTTGTTGATTAGCTATGTCACGATGCAAGCGGTGCAACAGAACCCTTAAAGATCCATTATCTATTGAACGCGGTTACGGACCGGTATGCTGGGCCGAAAGTCAGGCTCACGGCCCAGCACCGTCCCGGCCGGTATCCATGCAAATGGAACTGGAGTTTGAACTGCCAAGCAGGTTGTTTACTCCCGGATTAAGCCTTACGGAACAGCATAAGATCGTGAAACGGTTACTTGATATGAAATGATAGGGAGGAATTTACAGTGTATACAGGAGTTCTTCAAAAGGATTGCACGGAAGAGCAAATTATGTCGGCTAAGAAAACGGTACAGGTTATCACGGAAGTGGATGGTCAAAAGTATGTGTCAGAGTTTGGTGGCACTAGTGTTATAGCTCTTACTCATGAAGCCGATGGAGAAGGATGCCGCATAGAAGGAAGATCCCTCTGTGATAGCCATGCAATGATGCATTTTGTTGAGATTTTATTTAAAGAGTTATCAGTTAAAGATCGAATACTGATACTTCTTAAGTTGAATTTAGAGTTAAGTAATAAATCCGGAGGGAAGCAGCATGAATGATACTCCGAAGCTTTGTCCAGACTGCGGCGAAGTGCATCCGGACATAACTTTTAGCCTGTTTGAAATGGAGGATGATGCGGGTGAAAGCATTGATCAGTCAAAAAGAATTGGACAAGGCTATCCAGATTGTCAATCGAGCTGCAGCGGCTAAGTCAATGATACCTGCATTGGCGGGAATTCTAATTCATGCCGAAACCGGCAAACTTGTGTTAACGGCCAACAATCATGAAATTGCGATTCAACATACAGTCGCAGCCGAGGTAGAGACACCAGGTAAAGTCCTCGTCTCTGGCCGGTTGTTAGGTGATCTGGTCAAGAAAATGCCAGCCGACGATGTAATGCTTAAACTCGACCCCAGTGGTAACTCTTTAAACGTTAGCAGTGCCGGTACATCTTACAACATTTTAACTATGAAAACCTACGAATTTCCTGCGATTGAGATGATTAATGGCGATACCGAAGTATTTAGCCTACTAGCATCAGAACTCCGAGATATTTTTAAACAGACGGCCTTTGCTGTAGGAAACGATGAAATTGGCAGGCCCGTATTCACGGGAATACATTTACTGCTAAAGAATCAGCAATTAAGTGCTTTTGCTACAGATACACACCGGTTTGCACTAAAACGACTTACCGGACGCAGTAACGAAATTGAGACAAACTTAATTATTCCAAACAAGATATTGGCAGATGTGACCATGGTTTTGGATCCTGATGATACCGTTAATATCACTTGGAATGCCAATAAAATTGCCTTTTCTACCGCCGAAACATATTTGATATCTCGTTTAATTAGCGGTAAGTCACCAGATTTTGAGCGGATCATTCCAAAGAATCCTAGCACGGTTGTTACCGTTAACCGCGATCAATTACTTATAGCCTTAGAACGGTTGTCCATCGTGAATCTGCAGCGATTTAAAGACTATATCCTTAATGACACATCCATAAGCATTAAAGATGATTCTTTAATTATCAGCGGCACTTCCCGTGAAAAGGGGCATGCGGTGGAAGAAATGACGGCACAAGTGGACGGGGAACCTATGGAAATCATGTTTAATGGAACCAACATTGCCGAATGCTTGAAAGTTCTTAGTTCTGATAAAGTGATAATCTCCCTTACGGCACCCAATGCTCCCGCGATGCTGGTCGCCGATAACGATGACAGTTTTCTCTATGTGTTCTCGCCGGTAATAAGGGCAGCGCCCAATATGGAGGCGGCTAGTTAATGTCTTACCAAGATTTTTTACGGAGTAAGATCGAACTGGCGCCGGATTCCGGTTTTGATATCGTCGACACTGATATTCATCCAATATTAAAGCCTCACCAGCGGGATGGCGTAAAATGGGCCATCAAGGGTGGAAGGCGGGCGTTATTTGAAAGCTTTGGCCTAGGGAAGACACTTCAAGAGTTAGAATGGTGCCGGATAATTATTCAGTATTGCGGAGGTAATGCGCTCATAGTTTTGCCGCTTGGCGTAAAACAGGAATTTACTCAGGATGCCATTAAACTGCTCGGCATGGAAAAACCGGAATACTGCCGGACCATGGCCGAAGTTCGGGCAGCCAAAACCGATATTATCATCACCAACTATGAGCGGGTGCGTGATGGCGATATCGATCCAACATACTTCAAAGCCGCCACGCTGGACGAAGCCTCTTGCCTTCGAAGCTACGGAAGTAAAACCTTTCAGACCTTTATAGACCTATTTAAAGGCGTTCCCTATAAGCTTGTAGCTACCGCAACGCCTAGCCCGAACCGATATAAAGAACTTATTCACTATGCAGGTTTCCTTGAAATCATGGATACCGGGCAGGCTCTTACCCGCTTCTTCCAGCGTGACAGCAGCAAGGCCAATAATCTGACGTTGTATCCGCATAAAGAAACAGAGTTCTGGTTGTGGCTGTCGAGTTGGGCGCTCTTTATAACAAAACCGTCAGACTTAGGGTATGATGACACGGGCTATATTTTGCCTCCCCTGAAGATCAACTATCACGAAATTTCAACCGAGCAGCTTTCGGCCGGTGTTGATCGTGACGGCCGTCTTAACCTTATCCGGAGCGATGCCATATCCCTTAAGGATGCTGCTCGGGAAAAGAGAGAAAGCATTGGATTGCGCGTAGCCAAGATGGTTGAAATCGTCAACAGTAACCCGGACGATCATTTCATTATCTGGCATGACCTTGAGGCCGAACGGTACGCGATTAAAAAGGCGTTACCTGATGTAGTGGATATATACGGCAGTCAGGATTATGACCTCAGAGAACAACGTATTATTGACTTTTCTGAGGGGCGTATCAAATTATTTGGCACGAAAAAAGAACTTTCCGGCCAGGGCTGCAACTTCCAGCATCATTGCCATCGGGCCATATTTATAGGAATCGACTATGAATTTAATGATTTTATACAAGCAGTTCACCGGGTTTACCGATTTCTACAAACCAAACAGGTTGTTATCGACATAATTTACACCAAACACGAACAGCAGATATTAAGAGTTCTCCTAGAAAAGTGGCAGCAGCATGATTATATGGTAGAAAAAATGACCGGAATCATAAAGAAATATGGCCTGAACCAAACCGGACTGCAGGATAAAATGACCAGAAGTATCGGGGTGAAGCGCGTGAAAGTAGAAGGTCCAAACTATACGATTATTAACAATGATTGCATCCTGGAGACAGAACAGATACCGAAAAACAGCGTGGGCCTGATTTTTACATCAATCCCATTCGGCAACCATTATGAGTATTGTGCATCATATAACGACCTTGGACATAACAAGGATACTGAACAGTTTTTCGGACAGATGGACTACCTGTCTCCAAACCTGCTCAGGATTCTACAGCCGGGACGGATATTTGCCTGCCATGTGAAAGACCGGGTGTTGTTCGGCAATGCCACCGGTAAAGGGATGCCAACCATTGAGCCCTTCCACATGTATACGACGCTCCACTATATGAAACACGGCTTTGAGTATATGGGCATGATCACAGTGGTGACTGATGTGGTACGGGAAAACTCGCAGACCTACCGACTGGGCTGGACGGAAAAATGCAGGGACGGCACAAAGATGGGCGTAGGCTGCCCGGAGTACATCTTGCTTTTTCGGAAACTGCCGACTGATACCAGCAAATCATATGCAGACATACCCGTAGTAAGGGATAAAAAAGATTATCCCCGGTCCCAGTGGCAGATTGATGCTCACGCCTTCTGGCGGTCATCTGGCGACAGGCTGGTTTCCAAAGAAGAATTAGCTACGGTACCGATCGACAAGATGCAGGCCGCTTACAGGAAATATTCAAGGGACACAGTCTATAGCTATAGTGAACATGTCGAACTGGCTAAGCAATTGGATATGAATGGACGACTGCCGGCATCTTTCATGGTGGTTGCTCCCGGATCCTGGCATGATGAGGTTTGGGACGACATCAACCGCATGAAAACACTCAATACCAATCAAGCGCAACAATGTCGGGAAAAGCATGTATGCCCTTTGCAGATTGATATTGTAGAGCGAATTATTAATCTGTTCAGCAATCCCGGTGATGTGGCATTTGACCCGTTTGGCGGTCTCATGACGGTACCGCTGGTAGCCGTACAAAACGGGCGTTATGGCTATGGAATTGAGCTTAACACCGACTATTTCAGGGATGGACTTGGGTACCTCAAGCTGACGGAAGACCGTCGCGCTGAACCAACACTGTTTGATTTTTTGGATATGGAGGCGGGGTGATGACTCCGCCAAGAATGCTTTCGCTGTTTAGCGGAATTGGCGGGATTGACATTGCTGCTAAATGGGCTGGCGTACAGACCGTAGCACTATGCGAGATAGAGCCCTATGCAATACAGGTACTAAAAAGGAGGTTCCCAGGTGTCCCTATTTACCGAGATGTGCGAGACATTACCGCAGACAGATTGCGAAGAGATGGGATCGGAAAAATCGACATACTCGCCGGAGGATTCCCTTGTCAACCTCACAGCCTTGCTGGCAAACGCCTTGCGTCAAATGATGACCGGGATTTGTGGGGAGAGTGTGCAAGGTTGCTTCGCGACATTTACCCGCGATGGGCGGTGTTTGAAAACGTACCGGGGTTATTGTCAAGTGAATCTAGACGGTTCTTTCGACGAGTTCTCAGGGAAATGGCCGAGGCACGGTATGATGCTGTCTGGACAACTTATGGAGCTGCCGATGTTGGGGCGCCGCACCAAAGGGACAGGATATTCATCATCGGGCACAGGCAGGATGTGGATGACACCTCAGGCCGGGCAATGTGGAATGACGGCAAAAACATCCGGGCGACCACTTGATAAATCGACACATCTGCAAGCACAGGTATATGTGGTGCAGAATTGGCCTACACCCCGCGCCAATGACGCGGAAAAGCGCGGAGAAATCGCTAATGACATTCGAAATGGTCTACCGGCAGCAGTAAAACATTGGCCTACTGCTACAGCAAGAGACTGGAAAAGCGGCAAAGGTAAGAAACAGGCAGAAAGAGGGCGTAAAAGTGGTGCGACATTGAGTGAAGTTTTAGGGGGAACACTTAATGCCGATTGGGTTGAATGCTTAATGAATTTCCCTATCGGATGGACGGATATAGACTACGATTCACCAAGGAAATGGCCTGGTTGGCCTGCACCACTAGGTATAAACGGTAGTAATGATATTTGGCCTACTCCTCAGGCTAGCACTGGTACAGCAGATCTAAACTGGAAAGCCACTGATGTACGAAATAGGCCTAATAAAATAGGGCGGGCAGTTAATATTACTGAAACAGGTCAGTATTCATACGAACCACCCCGGGTAATAACCGGCCAGAAGAATCGAGCTAAACGGCTGAAGTGCTGCGGCAATGCGGTTGTTCCGAGGCAAACTTATCCGGTATTTGCGGCGATAGTTGAGATTGAGTATTTAGGAGGTTTTGACGATGTTGACATCGACAGTGAAAGCGTCCCAATGCGCGCGATGCGGCCGGATACTGCGGTCTAAGAAGGCCATGGAAGATGGCATGGGCCGGGTGTGTAAGAGTAAGGCGGCAGTAGAAAAGGCCAAATCAGAAGAGAAGTAGGCTGAGAGTAAATAAGTATGTTCGGGTGGAGAGGCGGTTAACTGTGGCTGCCTCTTGGGAGGGGTGAACGGAGAGGCATGGCCAGGCCAAACAAAGAAGGACTTGACTATTTTTCCTTAGATACAGATATTACAGGCGATGACAAAATCAAACTGATTAAAGCCAAACATGGTCTTGTTGGTTTTGCCATCGTTATATTACTCCTAACCAAAATTTATAAAGAAGGCTACTATTATCACTGGTCTGAGGATGAACAGTATCTGTTTGCTGATGACGCAAGAGTTGACATTAACACTGTCATAACGATAGTTAATGATTGCATTAACCGGGGTTTTTTCAATCAAAAACTATATGACAAGTATGGTATTTTAACTTCAAGAGGTATTCAGAAAAGATTCTTACAGGGATGCGCTAGGCGTAAAAAGTTAGTTCTGATTCGTGAATACTTCATAGCAGATGATCATTTAGAGGTAGTTTTTGAGAATAAGAAAATTAATGTAACATTTAAGTCTATTAATGTTAGCAATAACCCGGTTAATGCAGAGTTAATGTCAGCAGAAATACCACAAATAGAAATAGAAATAGAAAGAGAAAAAGAAATAGAAAGTAACGCGCGCGAAGGTGAACTTGTGGATAACTTTTCCCCTAATGACTTCTTGGAAGGGATTGCGCTAGCGGAAGGTAGTGTGCGTAACGCACCGGATACGGACGTTAACGGAGAAGTTGCCGCAGCCTTGGAAAGAGAACCGGATTTTGTTAACTTTTGGAATGTTTATCCCAAGCATGGTAATGAATCAATAGCGATTGAAGCATGGAATACTTTGCTTTCTCAGGGTGTAGAGGCAAAGCACCTTATTCTGGCCGCCAATAAGTATGCTGCAAAGGTAAGGCTTGAAAAAACGGAAGCTCAATTTATAAAGTATGCTCATAACTTTCTATTGCAGGGAGTTTACAGAGACTATTTGCCCTTACAGGTTACTCGTTGCCCCAAATGCAAGGATTACCACCGATGCAAAGGGCAAGAATGGTTTTGGCAGGATGAACCTGACGGGCGTGGTGGAACAAAGCAGGTTACGGTTATTTGCCCGTATAAGGCAGGTGTTCAGAATGCGTCTATCGGAGCGTGAATTTGCCCAGCTGGCTGCCGACAAGAAATCGGCCAAGCCTAAGGCGCCAAAAGAGACGGATACTCAGAATGCTATCCGGGAATATCTCTGCTGGCACGGCTGGTATGTTATCCGGCATCAGCAGAGCCTGGGCAGTCTAAAAGGGCTTACTGATCTGACAGCGTTGAAAGAGGGCTGGACGGTGTATATCGAGGTCAAGACGCTGACTGGCCGGCTGTCGGAGGACCAGGAGAAGTTCAGGGACAATGTTGTGGCTCATGGCGGTACCTACGTTGTGGCCAGGAGTGTGGAGGACGTGCAGTTTCTGTGCGGGGTACCGGTGATGGAATTGCAGTCACGTTGGCTGGGTAAAGTTGTGGGAGAGTAGATTCTGATTTTGGGAGGGGTAGAGGATGAATCCTTTTAAAACTGCGGTAATTAACCATGCAATACAGCGTGAAAGTAATAAGTTTGCTACTGAACTGCAGCAACTACCGGAAGAACAGTGGCCTGAATACAGACCTGCTAACTTAAAAGAAGTGTGGCGTTCGAGGGAGTTTCTAGTCATGGTCTATGCTGCCACCAGCGGGATAGAACGGCTAAGTATTATTCGTTCTCAGTTTACTAATAACGACAATTGGAAGGATGGAATTACCTGGGACGAGCTGCAACAACTTAAGCACGAATGCGGACGAGGGGATAAATTTGCAGTAGAAATATACCCGGCAGATTGCGATATGATGAATGTGGCTAATATGCGGCATTTATGGGTGCTACCAGAGCCGCCGGAATATGCATGGAGGGCCGATAATTATGACTGAAACAGAACATTTACTGGTTTGCTTGGCTGAGGAGTGTGCCGAGATCCAGCAGGCGGTGGGCAAAGCCCTGCGGTTTGGGCTTCAGGATAATTACAAAGACTCAACGCCAGCGGAAGATATTGCCCGGGAGTGTTGTGATCTGATAGCCGTTATTGAGATGCTAGAGGAAGCCGGTATTATTAAAAAGACAGGAACAATTCAGGCGATTGAACAGAAAAAATTCAAGGTCAGGTACTATATGGAGTATGCTCGGGAACACGGAACATTAAGTTAACATAATATTAAGCGTGTCAGATACGGTTAATGAAAGTTAAGGTTTCCACGCGCATACGGGAAACCGACACAAATAATGAGGGGGAGAGGGACATGGAAATCACGATCAAAGTTTCAAGGACAAAGACCAACCTGCCGGCGGTATCGGAAACTGGCGGTGCCAGCGGCAAAACCAAGGGTGAGGCAAGAATATTTTGCCGGGATAATGGTAGTAAAAAAATAGCCACTCATATTCCTAAGCCAGATAATTTTGAGGTCGACGGTCATGCGGTATTCATTCTGCAAAAATACGACTATGTTATCCTGATTGAGCGCAGTCGTACAACGGTCTATAAGGTAACTATTGCTCAGTTTACTGGCGACATCGATGCCGAGGACAATGCGGTATTTGCAGTTCGGCATATTAAGCAGGCTAAGCGATGGGATGTTCAGCCTCCGGAATATCTGCAGCCGGCCATCGATGCGGCGGTGGCAAAGAGTAGCCAGGAGGATATCGCGGAGGCTATTTGGTTCGAGCGGAAACAACCGCCGGTGATAGGAACGCCTGTACCACTATCAGCAATTAAAAATCAAGCCCCGGTGCAGGCATTTGCCCAACAGTATGTACCTGGGTTCGTGGTAATTCAGGATGTCAGGCAGAAAGCTGATGATGAGATTTCGGTTTGTCTGACCAATGGGGTGCAGCTTTGCGTTTATATTAAGGCGTGCACTCCGAGAGATTATAAGTCGGCAGGTGAGTAGGGAGATGGATAAAATAAATGCAACGGAATCTGATTTAATCAGGGCACTTTTTCTTTGCCATAAAGAGCGCGGCGATCTGTTTTTTGCTCACGTAAAGACTGGTGCCAGCTGGGTGAGAAAAGGGTGCCTACATATTCTTGATGGCCTTGGGGTTAAGGTGAGCTGGAGCAATCCAGTTTTCCATGGCTATGAAATCAAGATCAGTCGCGGTGATTTCAAACGGGATAACAAGTACAAGGAATACCTGCCGTATTGCACCGCGTTCTCCTTTGTCTGCCCAGATAAGATGATTGCTAAGGATGAGATTTCGGACACCATTGGCCTAATATATTATCGTGAGAATGGCAGCCTGCGAACTGTGAGAAAAGCCGCAGAAACAAAACCGGATACCGATCTTTTTAACAGCATGTTGCGGTATCTGGTTTATTATCGCACGGGGAGCGACCGTCAACAGATTGCAGCTGCCATAAGTAGAGTGGAGCGGGAACGGTTGTTGCGGACTAAAGCAGAAGATGATGCGGAATATCTGCGAAAGACGTTATATAAACTGCAGGATGATTATTACGAGTTAAAGCATGGCAAGGAGGCATAATCACATGATGGGATGCAAATCAGCAATATCATACGACCCAGATACTAACAGATATCAATGTGCTGTTAGTGGTGACGATTGCATGTTTCTTTTGCCGGATTCTAAAGTATGTGCGGTACTGTACGGCGAAGGGCCGGACGCCGACCTGCTCGGGGACGGGGAGGCTAAACCATGAAAGCCATAACAATCCTGCAACCGTGGGCAAGCCTCATTGCCCGCGGCGCGAAGAAGATAGAGACACGGGGATGGGCGACAAAGTACCGGGGGCCAATTGCGATTCACGCAGCTAAAGATCAGGATAAGAATGGTGAACGAATCCGGCATATAGTAGCCAGGGCAGAACAGTACGGCATTGTACTCCCAGACATGCAATTTGGAGCCGTGATAGCTATAGCTGAGTTAGTAGACTGTATTGAAATGACCGATGATTGGATAGGCTATCTTCCCCAGCAGGAATTGGTCTTTGGTTGGTACGATATTGATCGTGTTGCATGGAAGTTAGCCAACGTTCGGCCAATCGATCCAGTACAAGCAAGAGGCAAGCAGCGGCTTTGGGAGTGGGAGGCGCCAGGATGGTTAGATCTGTAACTACCTATTACTGCAGTAAATGCGGCCAAGAATTTAAGAGCCGGAAAGAAGCTAAAGAATGCGAAGATAGCCATTACAAATTCGTCAAGGTATTTGAAAAGATTTATCGCCCAGGGCCGAGAGCACCGAAATTATTGCATGTAGAAATTGACATTGGTGGAGACCGAAAAGAGGTTTATTACAAATTAGTGGAAGAGGGGTGGGGATCTAGATAATGGGCAAAGCGACAGATAGGATGATTAGCTATGCGGAGCAGTTACTTGGCCAGCTAGGGTATGACCGGGATAATTACGATTTTGACAGCATGACCTATGAGGAAGTGCGGGATTTGATCGACGAGCTTAAGGACGAGCGGGGGTATTAATCATGCCTGAATGCCCATGCTGCGGGGAACAACTCCATTACGACGAATATTTCGGCCGCATAGCTGCTCACCAGGACGGCAAGGTTCTAGGCGACATATACAAGTGCCGCAACGATGAGTGCGAGGCTTACCAGCAGAGTTTTTACACCTGGCGGAATAACCCCAATGAGTTGCATGAGGGGTATCCAGTATGACTCGCAGAGGCTACGCGGCAACGTGCATACCGGATCGGAGAGAGCGCCAGAGGATGAGACGATGGGATAGACAGTGCGGTAAAACAATATCGATCCAGCATGATAAGTCCGCTTATGAAATGTCGCTTAGACGGGCGGTAATGGCAGAGATAAGAGAGTTTGCGAGGTAATAAGGGGAGGGATAGATTATGAATATTGACAATGGACATTTAATTCGATTCGAAGAAGAATTTTTCCAAGACTTACCAAAGATTAGGAGCTCTTTTCTTGCAGTGCCGCCAGAGCTGGAAGCTGAAGCAGTATGCGAACTAGCAGGCAGGAATGAAACCTATGTGGACTTGAAAGCGGCTACTCCGCTAGCTAGTTGGGCAGCTAAGAAGAGGGCAGAGCGGGACAAAAAGAAAGATAAGCGCCAAATGATAAAGAAGTCCAAAAGGCGCAATAGGGCATAAATAAAGGGCAGCTGGTCTGCCCTATTGGCTTTTAAATTATTTGGGGGGTGGGGTAAGGGTGGCAAATACAAATATACTCCAGGAACTTGACCAAGACTTCGATACAGCTGAAGAATGGCTGCTTTACTATCCCGAGAGACTTAAGTTATATTACCAGGATTTGAATTACATATCAGGTGGAACGGCGGCGGTACCTGAGGTATTTGTTCAAACTGGACCAGGAGACATTGTGTTGCATAGGGTTGTTAGCCTGTCGGAACTAGACAAGACTGAGAAATGGCTAATTACGGTTGAGATGGTCCAGGATATGCTAGGGCCAAAGAAGAAACTGTTTCTAGACCTTAGGCGTAAAGCTGCTGATCGGAAAAAGACGGTCAATGGGCGTGAGGTTTGGCGCAGTTATGTGCAGAAGCAGTTTGCGGATGAGATGGCGCGGCAGTACAACGGGGTACCGGAGAAGTTTTGGTTATCTGATCAGTCCCTTTCAGCATGGTGGAAAAATATTGTTGAGTTGATGCGCCTCGTGGCTTTAAAAAGGGGTTGTTTCTAATTTTTTAAGTAGTCAAGTACTCCATTGCGGTTTCTCCGTGGTAATATGGTAACATGTAGTACATATGAGAAAGGCCGCCGGTGAGGGCGGTCTTTCATTAGGTGCAATTACAAGAACTACGTATTGATCCACTCCTACCTCCGAGATCAATAACGATATTCCATCGATCGGCGTGGGGGATTTGTAGACGAACTGGAGATTGTTTTTGCAAACCGCCCCAATACTTAAATTGACGTCTTTGTTTATAATTCGAAAAATTAATGTTGTCTAATAGAAGTACGTTTGATTGAGCGTCAATTGTTACAGTCACAATTTCTCCGCCAGATTTATGACCGAGATCATAATGAACAAAATCCATGATAGTTTTCACCTCCTATATTGACATATTTCGTCACTATAGGCAAATTTCCTTTTAATGGCAGAGAAACATGCCAAAAAAGTAACTAATCTCTTTTTGTGGGAGTGTATGAATTTACGAAAACAGAGTTGAGTTTTTTGCAGGAATTTATTCCCTTTTATCGAAGATTGGTATAAGGGGGGAAATAATATGATTCCTGCGTGGGTATCAATCCTATGGGATTTGAGAGATTACTTTTTTTCAATCGAGAGATTTTTAAATGACCCATCTTTTCAACAAGAAGCATGTACTAAAGCGCTTGAGATAGCTCCAATTATTGTTGGTGAACCTGGAATTTTTTTAATATATACTATTTTTACTTTGTATTGCGGAATAATATTATTACATATTCCTTATCCGGAACTCAATATAAGTTCCGGCAATTCACTAGTTGAGAATACTTTGATTTTTATTATGAAAAAAATATATATAGTCGCCTACGTCTTTATCTACTCACGAGCTCTTGATTTATTTATATTTTTACTTGCTATTGAATCTTCAGAAATCGTAATGACAACAGAAATTATGAAATAAATTAAGTGATTCCAATATTATTTCTTTCTGTATTACACAGTGGACGAATTTACCCGGAATGGTACGAATTTAGTCCGCTTACAAATTCAATAAAATCAAGCCTTTACGGCATCGCTGGACGAACCTGTCCGGTTGATGCCGTTTTTTAATACAGCCAAGAGGTGATCGCCATGCCCCACTGCAACCAAACCGACTGTCGTTTTTGTGATACTGACAATCTGCTCTGCCAGACGGAAGCCTATCTGGTTGACAGACGGTGCATAACCTTCAAACGGCGGCCACGAGGCGAGAACTACCATGAACTGATGCGCAAGGAAAGCGCCAACTGTCACAAAGACGGCGGCGGTAAATATCGGTCTAATCGAGTGAGTCTGCTGAAATGAGGTGAAGTAATGACTACAGAAAACATTTTTATCCACTGCGCATATGACGAATTAGTTGACATCACAATATTGGTACCGAATCCACGCAATCCCAATCAGCACCCGCAAAAACAAATCGAACTCTTGGCAAAGATGATAAAAAACCAGGGCTGGCGTGCTCCAATTACAGTGAGCAACCGCTCTGGTTTTGTTGTACGCGGCCATGGCAGGCTGCTGGCAGCTCAATTGTTGGGCGTGGGGCGAGTACCTGTGGATCGTCAAGACTATGCCACAGAGGCCGAGGAATGGGCGGATCTGATCGCAGATAACCGAATCGCGGAGCTGTCTGCAATTGATCCAACCATGTTAACTGAATTACTTGAGGAGTTAAATGTCGGTGCCATTGATATGGATTTGACCGGTTTTGATGAATCTGAATTGGATAAACTCATGACGCGCTTTTCTATCCCAGATAAGGAGTTTCCTGAGTATGATGAAAGCGTTGAAAAGAGTGTGAAAAAGGTGGTGTGTCCTCATTGCGGTGAAGAATTCCCGGTTTAAAGTAGTTTCTACTTTTGCTGGCTGTGGCGGTAGCTCGCTAGGGTATAAATTGGCCGGAGGCAAAGTGCTTATGGCTGTAGAGTGGGACGATAATGCAGCCGAAACATATCGAATTAATCACCCTGGAACATATGTATACCATGGCGATATTGCCAACCTGTCGGTTCAAGAGATACTGAACATTATCGGCCTTATGTCTGGAGAACTTGATATATTCGATGGAAGCCCACCATGTCAGGGCTTTAGTATGTCTGGTAAAAGGGAAATGCATGACGGGCGCAATCAGTTATTCCGTGAGTATGTGCGATTGCTCAGGGGTTTACAGCCTAAGGTGTTTGTCATGGAAAACGTGGCTGGCATGGTTAAGGGGAAGATGAAAATAATCTTTGCAGCGATCATGCGGGAGCTTAAAGCAAGCGGTTATAACGTTTCGGCCAGACTGATGAACGCCATGTATTTCGGAGTGCCGCAGTCGCGACCCAGGATGATCTTTATTGGCGTTCGCAAGGACCTTGGAATACTGCCAAGCCATCCCAAAGCGCAATGTCGGCCAATCACTTTTAGGCAAGCTTGCTATGACTTGCGCGGCAATAATCCTGACGACAGAATGTTGGGCGAAATGCTGCTGAAGGTTGCCAGGCTGCAGCCGGATAGTTGGAGTACTGATCCTGTTATCTATAAAGCAATAAAAGGTAATTTTGCTAGCTCTATTTCTACACAATGGATAGGCTGGGATAGGGTGTGCGGTACCTTGACTAAATCAGAAATAAGTACATCCGGGCTGGTGCATCCGGACCGTGAACGCTACATATCGTTGGCTGAAGCCAAGCGCATATCAAGCTTCCCTGACGAATTTAAATTTACTGACCGTAAATCAGGCATTGTTAGAATGGGGAATTGCGTCCCACCGTTACTGATGAAGGCAATCGCTGAGCACATTCGCGATAATATTTTAATAGTAGCATAAATGACAAAGGCCGGATGCGCTAACATCCGGCCTAACCCGGGCACTCCCGGCAGGAGATAGTAGGCTGCACTGTGGCCACAGATTCCCAAGGACTACTATCTCACAATCATTGTACACGATGGTTGGGGGTGTCGGCAATAAACAAAACAAACAAATGTTCGGTAAATACTAATAATAGCTTGTTGTTACAGCATCAGGCTGCAGTTATCGAAGGAATAACCGAATCTAAAGCAAAGTATCGCAAAATTGTCCAAGCTGGCATTGCCAAATGGGTTAACGACTTTCAAAAAGGCAATATAGAGATTAACAGCGTTGATGATTTAAAGAAGCTGATTGAGCTTGATATTGAGCTCCAGCGTGATGACTTGTAGTGGAGGTGGGTGATATGTAGCATGGCGGGAAGACCAAGAAACCCTGATCGAGATAAAGCGTTTCAAATCTGGAGCGACAGTGGCGGTACTGCCAAGTTAAAAGATATTGCAAATGAAATAGGTGTACCTGATTCGCGAATTCGAAAGTGGAAAACAGAAGATAATTGGGATGAAAGAATACAGGAGCGCTCCGATATTAATAAAGGAGCGCTCCTAAATGCAAAAGGGAGCGCTCCGAAACACGGCGCTCCTAAAGGTAACCATAATGCGGCCGGCCATGGCGCGCCAAAGGGCAATAAAAATGCCGTAGGAAATCGCGGTGGACCAGGAGGCCCCTTCGGCAATAAGAAGGCAGTTACTACTGGTGAGTATGAAACCATCTGGTGGGACTGCCTGACTGAAGAAGAACAGGTGCTATGCAGTGCTATTAACACCGATACTCTTGCGCAAGTTGAAGAGGACATTCGCTTGATCACGGTCCGGGAACGCCGGATGATGGAGCGGATTCGGCGATTAATGAATGGGTTAACTGAAAAAGAGCGCAAGGTGCTTCAAGAGCTTGTCAAAGAGAAAGTTGCTATCCCGGTTACCCATGAAGTTACCGGTGAGACTAAAATTGTAACAGTTGATCAATCCAAAATGGTTATCACCGAAATTACTGAAACCGAATGCCGGGCTATCGATGATATCTTGAAGCTGGAGGAAGCTCTTACTCGGATTCAAGATAAGAAAACAAGACAACTCGCTCTCAAACATAGTGTTGAATCAGCCAATAAAGGCGACGAGGGTGATGCAGCAGCTAAAGACCATGCTAAACGTGTACAGGAAGCGTGGGCTAACCGATGATGTCTGTAGCCCCTATTTTATTTGAGCCCCATGTAATTCGTTACTATGCTGATCACCCCATTGATTATGTCAAAGAAGTTATTGGCGCTACTCCGGATAACCACCAGGGTCCAATTCTAGATAGTTGTGCAAGCAGACCGCTTACATCTGTTCGCAGCGGCCATGGCATTGGCAAGTCAGCTGTAGAGTCTTGGGTGATCAAATGGTTCATGTATTCCCGACCATTTCCGAAGGTACCGTGTACAGCACCGACAAAGCACCAACTGCATGATATTCTTTGGGCTGAACTCAACAAATGGAATAGGCAGTCTGCGGATGGTGACCTATTCGAGTGGACGGATGAAAGGTTTTACCACAAGGCTCACCGCGAAGAATGGTTTGCGGTACCGCGGACCGCTGTCAAAGCTGATGCACTGCAAGGTTTCCATGCTGAGCATGTTTTTTATGTACTTGATGAAGCATCTGGCGTATCAGATAAGATTTTTGAACCGGTATTAGGTGCACTATCTACCGAAGGTGCAGGATTGCTGGCCTGCGGAAACCCAACACAGTTAGCAGGCTGGTTTTTCGACAGTCATAATAAGAACCGCGGCATGTATTCTGTTTTTCATGTGGACGGCCGCAATTCACCGCGCGTATCCAAAGAATTCGTCAAGATGATTATCGACATGTATGGAGAGGACAGCGATGTTTTCCGCGTGCGTGTCGCCGGCGATTTCCCGAAGGCTATGCCGGATAGCTTTGTGCCGCTTGACTGGATAGAGCGTAATAGCCTCAAGGTGCCAACGATAATTTATCCCAAGTTTATCGATATTGGTGTCGACGTAGCCCGCTATGGCGATGATGAGTCCGTGCTTTGCCCGGTCTTTGATAAGAAATACCAGCAGAAATCCGAGATATATAATCACAATGACACCATGGAGCTTACTGGCCGCAGTGTTCAAATGATTGAACGCTATAACGAAAAGTATAACAACCGGCCGACAAGGGTCAAAATCGACTGTGACGGCCTGGGCGTTGGTGTTCACGATCGGTTGAAGGAAATTATTGACCAACGCCGTTGGAAACATGTCAGGGTGTATGAAGGACACTTCGGCGGCAGTGGTGGCAGGCTCAAGACCGATGATCCCGTTAGTTTTGCCAATAGTACCGGTCTCATGTGGGGTACACTTCGCGAAGGCCTGCGGCATAATAACATATCCCTATGGTATGACGATCAGCAAATTAGTCAGATCAGCAACCGGAAATACCGGGTTAACTCCGACGGCGAAATCGAACTTGAAAGAAAAGAAGATATGAAAAAGCGTGGGCTCAAGTCTCCGGACCGGGCCGACGCTTTAGTTTTGGCCTTATGGGAACCGCGCAGCAAAGGATTCTCCATGCAAGTTTAAGGAGGTGATAGGTTGGAAAAAGATAATTTCTTTGCAATTGATGATTATACGTTCCTAAGCGATGCTTATCACGGGGAAGGCGGTTTCAAAAACGGTGACTATCTCATAAAGCATCCCCGCGAGCCTGCTGAAAAGTTCACCAAAAGGAAGGAACTCAGTTATTACTTAAACTATGTCGCACCGGTGGTCAACTCGCATGTGGACCCTGTTTTCCGGGTAGAAGCGGCCAGGGACTGGGGGTCTGAAATAGGCGGTAAACGGCGCCGGCGGCGAAAGGATACTGACTTGTTTTCCGGCTTTTACAAAGATGTTACGACGACCGGTACACCACTGCCGAAATTCATGAAAAGTGCAGCCCGAATAGCTAAGCTGCAGGCTGTGGTCTTTATTATTGTCGATAATGCTGCCGAGCAGCAGGGGAACATGGCTGCTGTATTAAAAAGTCGCGCCTACCCCTATGCATATGTGGTAAAGCCCAAGCAAGTTACCGCCTATCAAGTTAACAAGGCCGGGAAGTTAATCAGTATTACTTACACTGTGGCAGCTGATAATTCCGGTAGTACTGGGCAAAAAACCGAAACATGGACATGGACTGAAACGACTTGGAAGTGTGTAGGGGCAGACGGAAGTGATAAATCAGGGGAGCACAAACTTAACCGGGTACCGGTTGTACCTCTCTTCGGTAAAGATCGTGATCCGGGTGATATGAAACCGCAAAGCGAGTTTTATAACATCGCGAGAGTTAATAAAAGAATTTTTAACCTTTGCTCCGAGATAGATGAGCTTATCAGGAATCAGTCATTTAGCATCTTTACTTACCCCATGGGCGAAGAACAGGAACAGGAAGATGTCAAAGAAATTGTTACTGGTACTGAGAATGTAATGGGGTATGATGGGACGCTAGCCAACAAGCCGGACTATGCGACACCGGATTCTTCCCCGCTGGAACAACTCCGGGAAGAGCGGAAGGATCTAATCGCCGAAATATACCGAATGGCTGAATTAAGCCATGTCACGGGCGTTCAAGAGAAAACTTCAGGTGTAGCCAAAGCCTGGGATTTCGAAACAACAAACCGGACACTGGCCGACTTCGCCAACAACTGTGAGCAGGCTGAGAGAGAGATCGCAGTTCTATTCGAATTATGGACAAACTCAAAGGTCAATTATGATGTCAAATACAGTGATGATTTTGGCATTGTAGACGTGGCAGCAGAACTTGATAAAGTTGGTAAAGCACTGGATCTTAATATCGGTGGTGCCTTTAACAAAGCGGTTAAAAAGAAAGCGGTCGATGCTTACCTTAATGACCTGCCGGAAGATGAGTTTGATAACGTAATTGAAGATATTGAAGCCCGCGCCCAGGATGAAACCTATAACTTCAATGGTGCTCAAGTTTCATCCGCGGTGGATGTGTTGGTTGATGTTGCAGAAGGAAGAATAGCTCCTGCCGCGGCAATAGTTATGCTGCAAGCATTCTTTGGTCTGGATGAAAACCGGGCGCAAGAAATAGTGGCTGCACAGACCGCTGTTATTCAAAAAACGCCGAGTAATGGTGATTTAAATAGGGTAACCGGCGATGCCGCGTAATGATGATCTTCATATATTACTGGCTGAATACCAGCGTAAGTACGGGGAACTGTCAGATGAAGTAATCGAATTGATTAAGAAATATATTAGCGAAGGAAAAACGGCTAAAGCTGCTGTTTCCCAGGCATTGAAAGAGACGGGATTCTTTATCCGACATGAGTCTGAATTAATCGCGATTATTACCAATGCTGCCATTAAGGGGTTTGGCCAGCCAGGAACTGATAATGCGGAATTGAGAAAAGTTCTTTTGCATGAAGCCTGGGCACCAGATAAAATGAATTTGTCTAAACGGCTTCATGGTGCGCGTCCTGAGATAAGGCAAATCATAACCGATTCATTGGCTACCTCCATGCGTCTTGGTAAAGCCTGGATACAAACGGCAAGGGATTTATATGATGGCTATGGATATGGTCATAAAACTGTACAGGCTGATTTACCGGAGTATCTGAAAAGGTTAGTTGCTCAATCACGAAAGGTACTTGCCGGTGATAAAACGGCTATGGAGAAGTACCTGGCTGCCATTAAGCAAGCTGAGTCGCAAATCAAAAAGCTAGCCGTTCAGGGTGCTCCAACAAAGGCTTTGAAAGCGGCCTATGGTGATCTGCTTGATGCAACCAAAAGGATGAACCAGGAAGCGATGGAACGGGCCATAAAAGTCGCTGTCGAGGAAAAATCCAGGTATATAGCTGACCGTATAGCACGAACAGAGATATCTGCAGCTTGGGGCGAGGCATTCTTTGCTAAACATCTTTATGATCCTGATGTTATAGCCTTCCGGTGGGTACTTAACAGCCGTCATCCGCGGTATGACATATGTGATATATACGCTACTGTCGATATGTTTGGTCTTGGGCCAGGTGTATACCCAAAAGGGAAGTACCCGCGGCGGCCGGCACATCCTCACTGTATGTGTCCGATAGAGCCTATCTATGTCGGCGAATTTGACATTGACCCCAATAAAGAGAGCCAAATAATCAAGAATGCTAAGTTTAATCCGAGCGCCTTGGATAAATTTTTAGAGTCATTGCCGCGTGAAAAACAATTGCAACTACTAGGTGTTTCAGGATTGAAAGCCTGGCAAATGGGTGATGCTTGGCAAAATCATCTAAGACTTTGGGCGGGAATGGAGACGCCAAAGTCACGGTTTAGTTCAAATGATTTTAACGAGCAGTTGTCTAGAAATATGAATAATGCTAAAATAGAATCAGATATGCTAAATAAAGCTAAGAGACTTAGAAAACAAATAATAAGTAATGGACCAGAGTGGAAGCCTGGTAAGTTAGATAAACACGTGGATAAACGCAAACGTTACGGACATATTCCATCAGATTGGACATCTGAAGATTATAATAACCAGATATTGCATATACTGAGTAATGAAACTACTGAAGTATATTGGTATCACAAGACTGGTTTTTTGCAAAACTATTTTGTGTATGGCTTGCCGGATTGGGTTGTTATAGTTGGGGAAGATGGCGTAATGGAGTCAGCGTTTATCATTGATCAGAAGAATTATTATGATTACCTTACTGAAGAAGAAGGATTTAAAAAGTTAGGAACCGTAGGGAGGTTAGAACATGCTGACTAATTTGCAGTTAATTAAAAATTATGGTATGGATATTGAGGAATGCGGCGAAGGAAGTCCGTTTGAACTAATCAATACCCTTGCGATTCGTGATACTTTGGAAGAACAATATAATTTACTATCGGTTGAAGAACAAAGTCTTCTATACGAGTACGATAGGAGACTAGTGGAAAGAGCTCACGAATTCTACAATGAGTTAAGCAAAGTATATAGCTTTCAAAATCAAAAACCAATTACTCACTGGTGGGCACACCTTGATAAAGTAGTAAATGGAGATTTGGTTATTGATTTAATTAACCGCAAAACTCATTTAAGAACAAACACAAATGAAGACCATGCAGCAACATTAACCGCCTAACTAAGGCGGTTTTTCTATTGCCTTTTAGGGGGTGGATCGGATGCGTAAATCTCTATAATACATTGTGGCGCCGCAAGGCGCTTTTTCTATGCGTAAAAATAAGGAGGATGAACACTTTGACACTGGAAGAATTGCTGGCTGCATTGGCCAAACTCCCGGAGGGATCCAAATTTGCTGAAGCATTAAAAGCTATTATTGCCGCCAAAGAAGCGGAGTTAAACCAAAAAGGGAACCAATATAAAACCCTGACAAAGACTCTCCAGGGAACTGAGGAAAAATTCAAAAAGGCTACGGAGCGCCTGGAAAAATTCCATGATCATACTGGTGTCGCCGATGACGTGGAAGATCTGGAAGCGGCACTGGCTGATCTGAAAGCAAAACAGGAAGAGGCTTTGAAAAATGGCGGTAAAGGCGCGCCGGAGATTGCGCAGTTGCAAGGTGAAATAGCTAAGTTACGGCGCGATTTAAAAAAGGCAACTGATGCCCAGTTAACCTTCGAAAAGACGGCCACAGAAGAAAGAGCGAAGCGGCATAATAGCGAACGCAACAGGGAGTTGCTTGCCGCCTTGACAGAACACAAGGCTATAAAACCTGACCAGTTACTCAAGATCCTGTCTGACAAAGTCAAAATCACCGATGATGATTCCGTTGTTTTTGTAAAGGACGATGGAGATGAGATTAAGGTTTCTGATGGTGTAAAGGCCTGGCTGGATACTAACCCGGAATTTTTAGCTAACAACCAGAATCCCGGAGCAGGGTCTGGCGGTGGCGGTGGAAATGGAGGTAAACCCAGTTTTGCTGAATCTCTGTTAAAATCCAATCAGCCGACAGAGCGGTTGCAACAGGCAGAGAACCATTATTTTGGTGGATCTAATAAATAAGTAAAAGGATGGTGCAATCATGAAATTTATACAAACTGATTATTTTAGCAAAAAGAATGTTTTGAAGTTTCCTGATCATGTTGTGGCCATTGCAGTAACTGTTGATGATACTGGTATTACTGCAAATGCCGATGGCAAAAAAATTGTTCCGGCTGGAACGAATGTCGGTGGTGTATCCGCTTCTGTGCTTGCGGATGAGACGCAATTGGTTTGCGAAAAGAACTCCGACGGTGCAGCTGGTGAAGCAGGGGCGGCGGTTGATGCGGAAGGCGTTCTGCTCAATGATGTTGATGTTACATATGGTCCGGCATCGGGGGCGATGATAATTCACGGCTTTATTGATTTAGGTAAATTGCCGGAGATGCCCCATGCTAATGCTGCGAAGGTTATGGCTGGCCGTGTCGTGTTCTTAGCCTAATGCAATAAAAATAGGGAGAGTGACTTATTCATGGATATTTTTGATTTGGTTAATCCAAGGGAAATTGCAATCTATTGGCAGGGCGTGGCGTCTAATACAATTCCTTATCTCGGAGAAGTGTTGTTTCCGTCACAGAAGAAAGTTGGTTTGACTCTAAGCTGGATTAAAGGAAGTCAGGGCTTACCGGTCGCATTGATGCCGGCTGAATTTGATACCGAAGCACCAATTCGGGAACGTATTGGTGTGTCCCGTATTGAAACGGAAATGGCCTTCTTCCGTGAACGTATGGTCATAAAAGAAAAAGAGCGTCAAGAACTGCTAAATGCATTGGCAGCTCAAAATGCTACGCAACTGCAGGCTATCGTGAAACCAATCTATGACGATGCTACCAATCTAGTCAAAGGTGTTGACGTTGATGCTGAACGGATGAGAATGCAACTGCTTTCTACCGGTAAAATCGGCATTGAAGCCAATCGTATTAAATATAACTACAATTATAATTTCAAAGGGTCCCATAAAATTACTTTAAGTGGAACAGCAAAATGGAGCGATACTGTCAACTCAAATCCGGTACAAGATATTATGGATTGGCAGCAACTTGCGGAAGATGACACCGGAAATAAGCCAACCCGAGCGATCTGCACCCGGAAAACATGGGGATATTTGCTGCAAAACGAAAAGATTAAGAAGGATTTGAATGTGGAAAAAGGACAGAACATCATTATGACCGATAATATGCTGCAGCAGTATTTCATTAACAAACTGGGTCTTACCATTACTGTTTACACTAAAAAATATGCTTTGACTGTAGCCGGCGCCAGTCAACAGTTTTTCCCTGACAATGTGTTTACCCTATTACCGGATGGAAAACTTGGCGAAACCTATTATGGTACCACTCCGGAAGAAGCTGACCTGATGACGGGTGCTAGTCAAGCGCAAGTTCAGATTGTTAATACCGGTGTTGCCGTTACCTCATACAAAAAGGTGCACCCGGTAAATGTGGAAACGATTGTATCTGCAATTTGTCTGCCGAGTTTTGAAATGGCGGATTCAGTAATTATCGCAAATGTAGCATAAACGAGGCCTATATGGCCTCTTTTATTGTGGGGGTCTGCTATGGATATCAAATACTCATTTAGAAATGAAGAGGCGGTTCAGGCACTTAAACAGCGGTTTCCAGATACTTTTCAGCACAACATGATGCTTGCGGCTAAAGTATCAACTCGTGACGTACAGAAAACCGCCAGGGTAAAACATAGGTTTCGAAGCCGAAGTGGGAACCTGGAATTAGCGATTGATACCGATGTGCAAATAACACCTGGCCATGAAGTTATTGGCATTGTCCAGATCGATCCTAATAGTCCGGCCGGAACCTATGGTCCATATGTACATGATGGAACGCCGCCTCATATTATTCGACCACGGACTAAGAAATGGCTTAGATGGTCTAATGGATCAGGATTCCGATTTGCCAAAATGGTTAAGCACCCCGGGACTAAACGTGATCAATTCATTTACGAAGCCGGCGAAACTAACCAGCAGCATATTAATGATGTTTTTAACCGTTATGCCGACAGGGCAATTAAGGAGGCGGGCCTATGATCTATTGCTTTATTGATGATATTCGAGACGAACTTCTAAAAAAACTGGTTACAGAAGATGACTTACAGGAAGCCGGTAATGAAATTGATGATTTGGCCCGGTCTCTGAATGTGAATCCGGCAAAGATTCCTAATCCGGCCCCCAACACTGTAAAAAAACTGGCCGCAGCTTTAACCTTGACGATCACTGCCCGGAATAGTTCTTTAATGAATGCTAGCGGCGATGGTGAAGACGCATATGAGAAGAAACGCCAAGTCTGGGCCAAAGAAGTGGATCGTTTGTCGCGGATGATTACACCGGAATTACTTCTTGGTGGCAATCCCCCCGAAAAACGCCGTTTCCCGATGACAGTGGAGATGAAACGTGCATGAGTGACGCGAAACAATACCTTATTTGGTGGCTGCTGATTAAGCATTTCAGGGATTACTCCCGAGTGCAGCCGGAACTCGACGGTGTTGATGTTCGCGCCGGTGCCAAGAAGCCAAAAGATCCCTATCCTTGCATGGAGATTATCTGGGATTCTGAAGATGGCCTCTCTTTGTATAAGACTGATAAAGGGGAACTTAATCTATGGATTGATCTATGGATTCGTAATGATGATAGAGATCCATCAGCAGCTTATGCGGTAATGGCTGATCTTATGGAACGGGTATGTACTGTGCTGGTGCGATGGTCAGACGCATTACTTGAAGAACTGGAGATAAGCACAAATATTGATGTAAAGGATGCAATTTCCGATGCGGAGTCAAATCGGCCGCTGATGGGGATACGAATGATAGTAAAAATTGAATGGAGGCGATAAACCTATGTCAACACCAAGTGCAAAAAACCTATATATAGGCTCTGGCCAAGTATTTTTTGACCGGTTTGATGACGATGACAATCGTACCGGTCTTAGACATTTGGGCAATGTGCCGAAATTTAACTTAAAAACCGATGTGACTAAAGTCGAAAAAAAGTCTTCAATGAACGCGGCCAAGTCTACTTATGATGAAGCTGTAACAGATAAAAAAGCCTCTGCTGATCTTACCATTGAAGAATTTGACCCGGCCAATCTTGCGTTAGCTTTATATGGTACTGAGGGGATTATCAATCAGGCGGCTAAAATTGTTGTTAACGAGAAACAAAAAGCACAAATAGGGCGCTATATTCAACTTAATACCTATAACATATCCAATATAAAAGTGAAACGCCAAACCGGTTTGCCGGCTTCTATTGATGAAGCTGTTCCTTTTGGGACGTTAATAGGAGATGGGATGGTTACTTCGGGTGGTTTGTATACCGGGACGGCAATCGAAGATTATTATGTGACAGTAAGTGTAGCACCTACAGCTCTGGGAGCTGTGACCGGATGCAAAATTCAATGGAAAAAAGGCTTATCCGGAGTTTTTGGTACCGAGACACCGGTCACTGCGTCAGCAATTACTTTGGAATTAGGAATTCAAGTTACTTTCCATTTGGATGCCGGACAAACTTTTGCTGTTGGCGATACTTGGAAAATACATGTAACTCCAACGCAAATGGAGTATGTGGCCGGTAAAGATTTTAAGACAGATGAGGTGCTTTCGCGCGGGGGATTAATTCAAATTCCGGAGACTTCAACGATACCGGATGGAACAAATGTCTATCTTGACTATAATATACCTGAAGGTAAGTTTCCTAAAATAGCTGCTAATACAGCCAAAAGCATTAGGGGGTACATGCTATTCTTGGGAGACCCCTCAAAGGGTGCTGCCTACAATGGCGAGTTCTGGAAAGTAACTATTACGCCAAACGGGGAAATCCCCATGATCGGCACAGATTATGCAGGGTTTGATATCACGGTGACCTGCCTGGATGACAGTGAGAACCACCCGGATGAGCCATTGCACCGATTAGTAAAATTAAAATAACAATAGGCGCGGAGTAGTTCCGCGCCTATTGCTTTGAAGGGATGAATATTTATGGATAAAGAGTTAGAGACTCTAATACCTGATTGTGATATTACTCTGGCCAGTGGTGAAACCATTGTTATCAAGCCGTTTTCTTTTGCTAAGCTGCCTAAGGTGGTTTCATTGATTAATTCAATCGGTGTGGGTGTTTTTGTTCTGTTGGAAGCCAGGAATGGAATGCAGGTAGCTGCGGGAGAGCAGGCAGACGGAACGTCTACTTTAGAAATTGACGACTTAGTCGTGAACAAGGTAAATGAGTTTGTTGAATCCCATTTCGATGAGGTTGTGGAAGTCATGGCTATTTATTGCCGCCAGCCGAAAGAATTCTTCTTGGACGAAAAACGGGGGCCGAACATTGAGGAAGCCTGCCAAATTATCCTGACGATTGTGGAGCGACACCTCGGTTTTTTTATGAAAACCCTGCGCCCGATTCCGGCGCGGATCAGAGCCAAAGCGCAACCTGGGGCGACATTGTAAAGACTCTCAAACGAGAAGGGCATCTGTTCAGCGAGATCATGGAATATACGCTGGACCAGATGCTCTTTTTCTATGCTGATGCCGTTATGGCCAGGATTGACTATATGTATGATGTACGCGCGGCTGTTTGGGCTGATGGTAAGGATCTGGATAAATACATTACCAAGATTGTGGAGGGGTAGGCATGGCAAGAATACAAATCACCATATCGACTGAGAATGCACAGACCATAGCCGCCTTGAAGCAAGTGGCCGGGGTGGCAACTCAAACTGGTGATAGTGTCAAGAAAGCCGGGTCGGGCGCAGGGTTTGATAGTGCCACCAAATCAGCAGGCGGTTTATTGGATAAGCTTAGTAAGATAACCATTGTTGGAGCTGGGATTGTAGGCATTTTACGGGAGATTAAAGACACTGCAGCGGCTGTATTGGGACCGGGGTTTAAATTTTCAATGGATACTGAAACTACACGCCTTGGTATGGCAGGTATTCTTCAGTCTATGACATTGATTGACGGAAAAGCAGTATCGTTCAATGAAGCTATACAAATCAGTAGCGATACTATGAAAAAGCTCCAACAGGACGCGTTACGCACAGCGGCTAATGTCGATGAGCTTCGAGATGCCTTCTTGGCTGCGCTAGCCCCCGGTGTACAGGCTGGGATGACTATTGAACAAATTCGCCAGCTAACCACTGTCAGTGTGAACGCGCTAAAATCATTAAAAGTACCGGCACAGCAAACTGTTCAGGAAATTAGGGACTTAATTCAAGGTGGTATTACGGCATCAGGTTCTACGCTGGCAACGGCGTTAGGTCTTACTGATGCTGATATTGAAAAAGCAAAGAATTCTTCTGAAGGACTCTTTAAATTTTTGATGGACCGCATGAAAGGATTTGAGGAGACATCTAAGCGTTTTCCTGATACTATGCGGGGCCGTATGGACCAGCTTGAAGAAGTGTTTACGCAAGGTGGTGCAGCGTTTGCATCGAAGTTCGAGGAGCCAATAAAAGAAGGTCTATCGGCCATATCAGATGCAATCGGTGAAGTGGATGACAAGACTGGAGAAATTCATCTAAACCCTGCATTCGCTTCCTCGGCGGAAGAGGTAAACGGCATTCTTTCTGAAATGAAGTCACTGGCTAAGGACCTGGCACCGTCTTTTTCCTGGATTGGGGAAGATGTAGTTCCGGCCTGCAAGGATTTATGGGGGTCATTGAAGGATATTGGCTCCATGGTGGGCGACAGTCTCAGAATCATATTGAAAGAAACCAGACCTGTTATTGATTTCTTTGCCCAAGGTTTTCGGGATTTGGCGCATGATATCAAAGAGGCTACAGGATGGTTAGCAAATTGGTTTGATGTATCAGCGAGAAAAACGGGGGTAAAGACTCCTGTCAATTCTTCCAGCGACGATAATACACGGGGTGATAGAGACTATGTTCCGCCTGGCCTGCCACCTGCGGACCCTGGAAACATTACCGCCAAATATCCAGACAACAAAAAGGCTGTCGAAAACTCACAATCCGCGTTGAAAATGGCTCTTGCCTCAATCGAAGCTGATGCCAAAAAAGCGATTGCAGAGATCAAGCGAGAACAAGAGAGTATTGAAGTACTTTTTAAGCAGTCCATGATTTCCGCTGAAGAATATGCCCGGCGTAAAACTGAACTTGAAATTAAAATTCAGCAAGTAACTGTTGACGAGGCTCAAAGAAAATTTGAAGCTATTCAAGGTGCTCAGTATGATAAAGACAGCGAAAAAAATGTTGCTGTTTCTAAGGCCAATGAAGAGCTTAACATTGAAATCGAAAAACTTAGAACCTTTGGCACGAACCTTGATGATGTTAATAAGGCCATAGGTGCCATGACCGGTGCCAGCGATGCATGGCGTAAAGAGGTTGAGAATGTCAATATTGATGGACTGCAGGATAATGCCAAGGCGGCCATTAATTCCTTAGCAGCCTATTTTTATCAGCAGACAGGTCGGCAAATGGTTGTTTCTTCGGGGTTGCGTGACTGGGGCGGTCACGTTGGTGGCACCAAGTTTGATGTGGTTGATGATGCCACATCAGAACTGCTTGAAAAGAATGTAAATGGTATCCGTGATAAGGTGATCGCTTATGCAGAATCTATTGGTTTAAAGGTACTTGATGAGTACGCAAATCCATCAGAAAAGGCTACTGCCGGACATCTTGATTTTAATGCTAAAGATTTTACCGCGTCCTTTGCTGCGCAGGCAAAGATACGCATTGGACAGGTCTTAACCAAAAGTGGATTAGAATACTTAAATTCAATTCTTGAACTCATGGATCAAGCTGATGAGATTGTTAAATCACTAGCTGAAGCTAAGGGCGATGTGTCCAGCCAGCAGAAAGCGGAACTTGTTGCTAAATACGCAGATTTAAAGAAAAAATTCAACAATAGCTTACTTCCTGAAAATCGTAAGAAAGAAATTCTGGATGATATTGATAGGCTGCAAAAATCCGAGTTTTCCAAGCTCGACTTCTCCCAGATCCAGAAAAACTTCGAACTTGCCAACGGTCAACTGGTAACCACCCAGGAATCCCTTATGAATGAACTGGCTGCCGGCACTAAAACTGCCACGCAGGTTACGGATGAGTATTCCGCGCAGTATAAGGCCAAGACCGACAAAATGATTGCAGAATTACAGCGGATTATCACGGATGCGGACGCTCGGGGCGATGTTAGCCTGTCTAATTCGGCACGGGCTTTGTTACGGCAGATTGTGAAGTCGGTGAATGATTTTGCAGATGCCGTTATTGCCCGGATTGACGCCGAACTGCAAAACGAAATTTCCATGATCAATATTGATCGGAATTTGACCAGCCGACAAAAGCAGGATAAGATTGATGAGGTGACAAGGCAGGCTGCTGCTAAACGGGCGACTGAACAAGAAAGAGAAGCACAAAACCTTCGAGAAATTGATAGATTTGAAGGTGAAAATAGAAATGCGGCTACGATTGCTGATCTTGAGCAATCTGCGAGACTTAACAGGGAGTTAGCTAAAACTCCAGCTCTCATTGAAAAAATCGAACAAGCTGGAAAACAAGGGCTAGAAGATGGCCTGTTAGATTTTCTCGAACGTGGTGTAATTGAGTGTAAGAATCTTGGTGAGGCATTCCGTAACCTTGCAATCACTGTTTTACAGTCAATCCAAAAGATATATGCTCAAGAAATGACGAAGCGGCTTATGTCGGCATTTGGTTTAGGCAGTTATGGCAATTCTGCAAGTGGAAACTCTAGTTCGACTTTTAAATTCCCTACAAGCATTGATATAACAAAGCCTTTTAGTTTTGCCGAAGGCGGTAGTATGGATAGCGGAAAAGTATCCGGGCCTGGTACCGAAACATCTGACAGTATTTTAGCCTGGGTAGGCAATCTACGCAAATTCATCCGCATTGCTAACGGGGAATTCGTTATGCGCGGGGCCGCTGTGAAAAAGTATGGTGCCGCATTTCTTGAACGATTGAACAGTGGTCAGGTGCCAGTAGGAATGTTGCAAAAATATGCTGTAGGAGGTTCTCTGACCAATAGGAGCATTGCGGATATCCCTGGACCACAAGAACTTTCTGCATCGCTTGTTAGTAACAATAGCACTACTATTCCGTTTAATATTATGAATATCATTGATCCAAATTTAATGGGCAAATTTGTGCAGACTCGTGAGGGGAAAAGGGCTTTACTAAACTACATCAAAGACGATGCCGGAACGATAAAGAGAATTTTGAATATCCCCGGATAATTGACAAAAAACGGTAGAAAATGATATATTGAGGCCAAAAGAGGTGATGATTTGAAAAAGATAATACTTATTTTGGTCTCAATAATGTTGCTAGGTATAGGCCAGGCTAGCGCTGAGATAACGAGAGGGGAAGATACTTTTACTGGTGGTGCAACTATTAATAGTGTAATCAGCACTCCTAACCCAGCAGATTTAGATGGTTTGGTTTTTCGCAAGTTTGCTAACACTGATCCTAAAGAGTACGAACTTTGGGCGAATCGAATAACTTCTAAGAGCTTTTTATTCTCAAATACGGCTATCGAGATCAAAATTGATTCTTACCCAACTGAGGAAATTGCTATAAAAAAGAATGGTCTTATTACATTAGCAGATGGGAGACAATATTCTCATATTACAGCACCGTTAACTTCTGGAGATATAGAAAAAATAAAAATGGCAAAACGAATTGCTCTAAAATTCCCAACTGCTGTTGGTTCTTACGTTTATATCCTCCCCGACGCCGTTCTGGCCGAGTGGAAAGAAGTAATAGCCGCCGAGAAGTGAGAAGTACTTGCTAACCAAGACTTAACAAGCAAGTTAGCAACAAATCCTTTTAAAAATGGAATAAATGGGCTATAATAGACATAGGTTAACAACAGCAAAACGCCCCTGCTGGTAACAGGAGCGTTTTGCATTGGGAATACCGGAGGTTACTTGGTGGCTTCATGGATGATTTGATAGATCACCCATAAAGCACCGCTTGAAACGGTTAGCGTGAACCATTTCGTTTTCAAGTGCATGGCACTCACCTCCTGTATTCAGTTTAGGACGGGCTGCAATCCCGTCCTTTTCCTATTATAGCAAGGAAACACTGGAAAAGTCATCCTGTAGCAGTTTTCTAAATTACTTTAAACAAAGCAAAACCCTCGGAATAGTCCGGGGGTTTTCTTATACTGAAAGGAGGTATCTCATGGCCGTCTTAGAATCCACAGCTAACAACACATTAGAATTGGTCAAAAAAATAGTTGCTTTTTTGACTGATCCAAACAATTTTGGCTACGGCAATCAGTGGCAGCTTCTGCGACCGGCGACCGGCATTGCCGCGGACATTGTCGATGAAGTAATTTTAAAAGGCGTCGGCGATGGACAAGATGAAATATATGTAGGTATGAAGGTAAAACCCAACGCAAAGTCTGAAGGGCAAATCGATATTGTGTTGAACGGCTTTGCCGGATTTGATCCCTATCTTGCGTGGTATGAGCAGCCCGGTGCCATCCCTCATCCGAAGCTACCCACGATTCCTCTCGTTGGCGATGTCCGGACAACCTTCTGGCTATCGGCCAACACATCCCGTTTTATCCTGGTTGTACAAATGTCAACACAGTATGAAAGTGCCTATGTAGGTTTTTTAAAGCCGGTGGCAGTAGAACGGCAATATCCGTATCCTCTTGCAATCGGTGGCAGCTACATTGAAGACGGAAAATGGGATAATACCGGACCCGGCCACAGTTGCTTTTTAAACCCGGGTTCCGGCGTATATGGGGGACTTGGTGGGTTTGGTGCCGTCTATACCGATGATGCCAACGAGAATACAACCTCTTTACGTTTACGGCGCCCGGATGGAGTTTGGTGTTCCGCACTAAATAAAACCCTTAGCGACAAAGCGGCCATGTTTGAAAAATTGTGTGTGTGGCCACAAAACACAGAACCAACCAATGTTCTGACAGTCCTGGATAACAGTCTGACCGTCGAGAACGTAATCATGTTTCCCTGCTTGCTTTATGAAACCTTTCCACCGGGCATCGTCGGTCAATTCGACGGTGTCTATTTTATTGGTAACCGAGAGGATTTAGCGGTAAAAGATGTTATCATTCACAACGGTCAACCGTACAAAGTGTTTAATAATGTCTTTCGCCGAGATAACGACGAATATTTCGTCGTTCAATGGTTTTAGGTGGTGATGATGACATGCCTTATCTAAAGGGAACGGCTACGGACCATGATGATTTACTGCGACAAATCATTGATTGGACTACCGACGAAACCATACATGGCACTGATGCCTGGGAGTTAATGCGCAACGAGCCTTGGCCGCGTGGAACTATTTTAAAGGCACATGGCTGGCGGGAAGGCGAACATCAGTACATAGGCTTCCTGCACACGCCGCTTGTAAAAGGAAAAACCTATAAAGAATGGTTTTTAACAGAAAAGATTCTGAGTTCTGAATTTCTCTGGGGGCAGCAGGGCATAAACAGTAAACCAGGCATTAACTATTATCAGCAAGTAAAAGATGGTGCAATTATAATTCACGCTGCTAGAGAGATCGTAATAACTAACGGTATGGTTACCATTTACACCAAAAATAATGTGGGGACATATGTTGATGCCATTTCTTACTCTTTTTTTCCCGCACCTGAACTATTTGAAACCTCCTCCCATCCTATGTTCTTAGGGGTATTTAAGCAGTATTCACAAGCTCTGGATTGGCATCAACAAGCAGGTGGCGAAAGAAGGACGATACATCCTAAACCATTAAAATACTACATCTCAGGATCCTCACACCCCTTTGAGTTTAATCCTCCGCTATACCCTGGCGTGGGATATCCGGCAATTAGTTGCGCTTTGGAAGGGTTTGAAAACGGGTATGCCGATTTCTGGTTAATCAAAGATCGATCTCGCATGATTTTAGTAGTTAACAATGGCGGCTGTTGGGAAGTTGGCTATCTGGGATTTATAGAGCCTTACCACAAGCCGGAGGAATATATTTTCCCGGCTTGTACTATTGGTGGCACATCGGGTGTAATTCCGGTTGGTGAAACCGTTCCCGTTAACACGCCGGAAATCGGATATAGATTTGATTATACGCCTCAAAACTGGAGTCTTTCTCATGGAAACCCGACCTATGCGGCTACCCCATGGACTGGGAACAATAATTGGCTTGATGAGGATGCTATTTCACAAGTTCAGATCATGTTGCCGGATGGCCAATGGCAATCTTTTGCCAACTGGGCCATAAAAACAGAGATCATTGTAATAATTGGCCCCGCCTACTTTTATCCCCATAAAGAACCGGATCAGCCGCAAGGCTTACGGCATTACATCAGGCCTACCTACTCCAATATTGGACTTACTACGCATGTATACGACAACAGCAAAACCACATATCAGTTGGAACCAATTGAATTTGTGCAAAGTAGATCAAATCAAGCCAATATACTGGGGAAGCTATGGCGAATTTTTTGGCCTAGTTATCCCATCTATAAATTCGGCGAACAGGTCATTGAGGGAAAGCGGCACCTAATCATTCCTAACAGTTGGGATTGGAGAAGGTTTCATATTCCACACGGCAGGACGTATATCGTCGATCCCTTGCCGCAATTAGCTCAAGATCAGAGAATGCAAGTATTATCAAATGCTATGAATATAGTGGTCAGATTGGAGGATTGAGGAATGACTTACCAAAAATATGAGAACTTAGGTGGTCCAAACGATGTATTAAGTAAAATGCGTGAATTTGCTCTTGCTAATGGCTGGAGCATATTGGAGAACCTGACTCCGGATCTTGCTATTGATGAAACAGGGGTAGTGGATGGTCTCCGGCTATCCATTCAAAAGGGTAATATATATGCTCATTTTCGAACGGCAAACGGCGAGGCCATATTCCAGACACAAAATAACGCCGCTAAGGCTACTAAGGCTAAGTGCGCCTACGGGATTGGCCTGGTTTGTTCAACCGGCTACAGCTCTACACCGCCAAGTGGATACTGGTTTGACCAACCGAACGCCACAAAACACAAAGCAACACAGCAGGTAATTGGCGCTGGCATATCGGTTAAAAAAGATGCGAATTTACGATTGCACTGCAATGCGATCACTGAACCGGAAATCATGATTATGTTTAGTCTGGAACTCGAAGAAGGATTGTTTCAGCACCTGGCTGTAGCCAACGTGCAAAAAGTAGGGGCCTGGGCCGGAGGAACTATTTACTCTGGCAGCAAAAACAGTGTTACAATGTTTCCGGTTGATTGGTCCCCGACAACTATTGAGAATTTGAGCAATCACCTGTTTGGCATGTCGGCACAGGCCAGCACCTTTTTGCGCTGCGATATTGACGCGGCACCTTTGCGCAATCCACCTGTCCTGTGGGCCAGCGCCGGTCCGGACGGCAGTGATATTAGCCAATGTTTTACCGGCAAGATATTGGGGTTACCGGTAACCAACCTGAACGTGCTTGGTGAAGCCTGGTTCCCTAAAATTCCACATTATGCCTATTTGCAAAGCCAAAGTGCAACTGATGTTGGCCGCAATGTTAATACTTTGAACTGCATCAGTGTCAATATTCCACTGGCGCTCTACGTACAGCGTGACCCGGATTCCCTGCGGAATTATAGCCAGGTTGGTTATGTACCCGGCATGAATTGTATATCCATGCGCAATGTGGCACCGGGGCAGACCTATGAAATCAGCTATCCGCAAAGTGGCAATCTGTATCAGGTATTTCCCCATGTGCGGCGGGGCGGTGCGTTTGGGTATGACGGCATCTCAGTAAAACAATAAAGGCGGTAGCTGCAGATGGCAGATCGAGGGGGAATACCTCAGTTTGAATGGGGAGCAATCGGCAGAATATCTCCCAGCCTAACTGGTGAGCCAAGACCGTTTTTTTCCGTCCGCTTGAAGCATCTTGGTCATTTAGCGCTGAAGGTTCCGTCGACGTATTACGGCGATGCCTTAACGTGGGACCAGTTAGCCAGTTTAGGCATGCCCTGGGGGGACAATACAACACTGCTGTATGAGGCGCCGCTGCCGGGGTGGAGCTACCGTTTTGATATCGGCTTAAAGCGGTTTACGGTAACCGACACCGAAGGGCAGGCCACAGTATATAACAACATAAAGACTATTAGTGATCTAGGAATATCGTGGGATATCATAAGCAGTCACCAGTTTGTGCTGTTTTTTGACGCTCACTTTGAAAACGATGCTTTTTTAATTGGCTGGTATTTAAAGAAAGGGTATCCCATACCACCGGAGTGGGATATCATTCCTGAGATTTTGTGCGATATATATGGTTATTGTTGGTCCGATGTCGAGGACTATTTGCAACCAGGTGATTATGCCGTGCATTTTGGCAGGTTATTGGAGAGGCAACAGGAAACCGTTGACATTGAAGTTCCGACATCGCTGTCTGAGTGTGAGCGTAGAAACTTACTTGTTAATACTACTGTCGACTTGTCCCGGGCTACTGGTGGATTCCAGCCGAATTTGAAATTAAGTCCTGAAGAAAAACACATGGCTAAAAAATCTAAAGATCGCGCCGCAGAACTTATTCCAGTGGGTATATTGCTCATGATCGCTTTGTTTGCTTCCATCAGCAACGCTTCGAAACCCGCGTTTGAACCCTGGATGCTGTGGGAGCTTTGGCGCTGGCTGGGGTGTGGCACCGTCGTCGTTCCCCGTGATAGGACCTTTGATTTATCGCCATGGTGGGGGTAATATATGGCTGACAAAATATCTGAAACCATTGAATTTCTAACGCAAATACACAAGGCCTGGGATGGCACGGAGCAGCGGGCGGCACTTAGGGCCAGACCGCGCCGCTCCGTTTCCTATGACTATATATCCATGCAGCCCTGGCAAAGCCAGTACCTGCGGGCACTGACCTACAGTCAGCAGACCCAGCTGTTTCAAATCCCGCTTTGGCATGCTGCCGACAAGATCAATGAGCAAATCTACGAAGCCCAGGCGGTCATCCCGATATCGACCGATTGCATCTGGCAATACCGGGGCTGCAGCCATGCCATGGTCTGGCTGGACGATTCCTATGGCGGCACCTTATATACGCTGGAGCAGCTCGGCAGCGCCGGTGTCCTGGGTCTAAATAAGCAATTTGACCGGGAATGGGAGCGCGGCGTGCTAACCGTGGCGCCGGTGGCCTGGGGCGTACTGTCCCAGGCAGATAAATACCTCAATTACACCAGTGCTCTTTCCTCCATGACTCTTACCGTAGAGATCCTGCACGAGGCTCAGGCACCGGCTTTTCCTGGACAATACGATGAATTCCATGATGAAGAAGTCAAACTAATCTGGGGAAGAGGGCTGCCGGTAATCTATAACGGCGCCGAATTATTTCTGGTGCCGCCAACATGGTCAGACGATATAAACGCAAGTTTTTCCCGTTTGGCTAACCGACTTGATAACAGCACCGGTGCTTTTCTGTACGATTTACGGAGCCCTGACCCAACGGAAACCAGGGAAATACAATATATCCTCAAAGGCCGCCGCGAGATTAACAACTTGCAGCGGTTTTTCTATCGGTGTAAAGGGCGGCTGCACTCCTTTTATGCCCCGACGTGGCTCATGGATGTTGAACTGGCGGTAGATGCGCCTGCCGGACAGAATTACTTACTCAGCAAATGGCCAGGGTATTGGAAGTACTTTGGCGGCGGGCAACGCCGTAAAACCTTACTTGTTTTCCATAAAGACCTATCGGCCAGCATCTTAAACGTGGCCGGCTATACCACCAACGAAACCGGTGAGCTCGGCAAGATTTACCTGGATGCGCCGCTGAAACAGGCACTTCGGAAAAGTGATATCCTTATGATCAGTTATCTTTGCCGGTACCGGCTGGATAACGATTTAATGACGACCGATTATGAAACGGTGGGCATAGCCAAATCATCTTTAACACTCGCAGAGGTGACAGAATAATGGCAGGAACCAACATTGGAACCTATGAGTATTCCCAGCAGGACGGCCAGCCGATTGAATGCTACAAATTTACCATTGGCATTACCAGGTATCAGTATACGTCCAGCGTGGATAATATTGACCTGAAGTTTGTTGAGAACGGAATGACGCGGACAGAGACCTACCTTGCTGATTATATTAAGCGTCAAAATGTCAAACCAACGTGCAAGGGAGATTCTTCGGCACTGATTGTAATAGTAACGAAGGACAATCCGGTTGCTAAGATGTATCAGGGACCACCGCCGGAGATTCCGGTATTGCTTAAAATATATCGTTTGCATGAGCAGGATTATAATCAACGGGATATTGTGTTTACAGGCCGCGTAAGCCAGGCATCTTTTAACGGATCTGACTGTGAATTGACGGTGAAAGTGGAGAACTGGGCAGCGCGTGAAATCCCTAACGGAAAACGGCAGTATACCTGCAACAAAGTTGTTTACAGTAAGCGTTGCCGCCTGAAAGAGGAAGAATGGCAAATCCCGGTGTTTATCGATCGAGTGGTAGGGCTAAATATTTTTTCCACGACGTTCGCGCTGTATCCGGACGGACACTTCGCAGGTGGGATATTTCGGTTTGAGGGAAACGTGCGGCTGATTGCGGAGCATGTGGGTGATCGTGTCCGGCTAAAATATCCTTTTATCCGTACGCCGCGCAATGAAGTAATTGTCGCCCCAGGCTGCGACCACCTTTTCAGTACTTGTGCGAAACGGTTTAACAATGCGCTGAATTTTGACGGTTGTCCCTGGGTGCCGCCAACCGATCCAAGCAAAAAAGAGGTTGGAAAAGGCGTGTATTGGGTTGACAGTCAGGTTATAAAGCGGGATACGGACGGCTATGTTGGCGTTATCGATTAGGAGGTAAATATGGCTTTAAACTATTTTACAGGCTATACGCTATCGACTCTGGCGCTATATTTTCTTAATCGCGGTAAAACCGGCAACAGTGAACAATATGATTCTAAGCCGGAAGAACTTAGCGTTGCAGAGACTCAAACAGGGACGCCGCTGCCGGTAGTACTGGGCCGAACCTTATTAAAGAAGCCGCTGACGATTTACTACGGAGATTTTAAAGCAGTGCCTTACACCGAGACGTATGCGGCCCATGCTCAATTTTCGGCATGGCCATTGGTGCTATCATTAATTGCCGCATATATATCGGCTCCCGTAACTGGGCACCAAGCTACTCCGGCAACAGTAACAACCAGCGTACACGTAACAGTACATACCTCTGGAGGAGCTGGTACTGGGAGTGGAACTGGCACTGGTCAAGCTTCTGGAGCAATGGTAAAAGATGATATGACAGGCCCGCTGTTAAATTCATTATTCAGTTGGTTGTTGATGTGGCTGATTAACGGACGGAACTTGAAAACAACCGTCCAAAAAGGATTTAAGTATTATCTCGGCTATCAGCAGCTTGTTTGCTGGTCAAACCAAGGCATGCGCCTTCGTGCTGTATATCTTGGCCAGAACAAGGTATGGGAGGGAGATGAATCCAGGGAGAATCATTTATCCGGCCCATTGGTCATCCCTATCCATGATGAGAATCTGTTCGGCGGTCCGGATGAAGGCGGCGGATTTGTTGGTGAGTTGCATGTCTACCTGGGCGGTGAGAACCAGATGCCGGACCCCTGGATGCAGCAGCAAATGCAGGCTGAAAGCGTCCAGGAAGAACTGCGCGGACTGACGCCGGCCTACCGGGAATTTGTGTCTGTGGTGGTACCTACAGCTTACGTAGGAAAAAACGCAACCATACCTGAGCTGTGGTTGGAAATGGAGTGTATCCCTAACCGCCTGGGATTGGGAGCAATCGGCGAGGATGCCAATCCCGCTGAGGTGCAATATGAAATTCACGTTAATGAAGATTGGGGACTCGGTGAAAGCGCGGATACTGTAGATGTGGACAGTCTGCTGGCTATGGGGCAACAGCTAAAAACAGAAGGATTAGGTATTACAGTTTCCATCTCCCAAATTGTAGCGGCTAGGCAAACTATTGATGCCATCTGCAATCATATTGATGCTGTCCGGTACCAGGACCCGCAAACCGGGAAACTAACCTACAAATTAATCCGTGATGACTATGCTACAGAACAGGTGCCCTTGCTGAATGAAAAAAACTGTTCCCATGTTATGATAAACCGCTTGGATTGGCAGGAGACCATCGGCCAGATATCGGTAACCTATACGGATCGTAAGGCTCAATATGAACAGTCTTCAGTCGACGACAACGATCCGGCTGTTATCGAAATCAATCAAGGTTCAAAGGCGCCAAAGTCTTATGATTACCCTTATTTTACATCAGCCGAAAATGCACTGTGGGCAGCAAAGCGAGAGGCGGCTCAGCAGGGATACCCTTTGGCTACCGGCACGATAGAAGGAAACCGTACTCTTTATGCCATTCGTACCGGTCATGTAGTCCGTCTCGACTGGCCGGCGTATGGCTACAGTAACCTGATGCTTCGCGTGACCGACGTAGACTTGGGTGATTTTATTGACGGAACAATCAAACTGGAAGTCATAGAAGATGTATTTGGACTTGGGAAAACCGAGTATGGTTTCTCTGGTTCAACGAATTGGCAGGACCCTAAGAAGTTTCCTACCGGTGTGCAGGAGTATCGGTTTATGGAATTGCCTTATGAACTGATGCCGGACAAGGATAGTTATATCTATGGTATGGCCGCTAAGCCGGATGCCGACACACAGCGGTGGACTATCTGGCGTCAGACAGCCACTATGCCGATGAACAGCACCAACAGTACAACGCAGTGGACCCCGGTTGGAAAGATAATTTATGACTATCCCGAATTTGGAGATGCCATTGATATGAATGGATTTGAAATCATAGACATCTCCGGACTGGACAGGCTGGTTTCCGCAACGTTCCCCAACGGCTCGCCCAACATTGAAATAGCCCGCAAAGGCGGCAAAGTCCTGCTTTTGGGCAATGAGCTCATGGCCTGGAGCAGTATTACAAAGCTGCCCAGCGGCAACTGGCGCATTAATGGGATTATTCGGGGCATTTTTGACACGGTGCCTGTCGCTCATGGTAGTGGTGAAAAACTATTTTTCCTTGACCCTGGCACCTATGCCAATGTTACGACTGGCGGCCCGGTGTGTTTGGCCGGCAATGCAGTAACAGAAACCTATAACATTACCACGGCCACTGCATACTCTACGGAGGAATTAAATCCGCAAAAGGCAGTTAGTGTTACGACTGTGCACCGATCGGAGCGCCCGAGCCCTCCCGGATGTATCCGGATGTCGTCCTTTGGGGTCAGTGAGTCAACCAAGATCGACAATCCTATCGGGGATATTTCGTTTTCATGGTCTCACAGGAACAAAGTTCTGCAATCCTACGGGGCTATATCGCAAGACGATACAACACATTATTTCACTGGGCAGCTATTTGAATTGCCGGAGGGGGCCTTATACCGCATACAGATTTTTGTAGGCGGTATTTTTGTTGCCGAATGTACAACCATAGAAACTGTCTGGCTATACACCTGGGCGCAGCGATGCAGAGATAGTAATAACCTTGACGGTGAAACACGCATTGAAATTTGCACTGTACAGAACGGTTTGGTATCCTACCAGCTACAAAAGCGAACCGTACAATGGAAAACACCGACCATGATTGATGCAGTCATCGACGAATCCGAAGTGCTTAGTCGCCTGGCCCTGTGGGGAGAACCCTTGCAGCTTACCGTCCCGGCCAGCGAGTATTCGGATTTATTTCAGGTTGCCTATTCAGATATGGCTTTATTTGTGTTAGGAACAACCGCAGGCACACTGACTGATAAAGCTATTCTGGCGCGTGATGGCCGGTATATTGTGCCGGACGGCAGAATCGCAGTAGTGAAAGACAAAAGCAGTTATGAAATTATGACTATGGATGAGTATTACACGTTTCGTTCGCATTATGTGGAACAGCAATCTGGTGGGGATGTGTTGTACATTTATCGACTATAGGGGGTTGAGTTATGGCAGTTACATCGAACTTAGGCATACCATTACTGGAAGGCAGTACCCTTATATCCAAGGATGCCATCAATACTGCCTTTAAAAAAGTTGATCAGGCGGCTCTGGCAAAATCCCATGCAGACAGTGGCGGGCATTGGGCAACCTGGCAAGCCGAGCATGACTATGTTCTTAGGGATATTATCCGTACTGACGATTGCTATTCCTGGGGATATCTAGAGTGTATTACGGCGGGGACATCCGGAACTACTGCACCCGATTGCCCTTATGGTGCCGGGGATACCGTTATTGACGGGACCGTGGTCTGGACACTGCGGCAGATCGGCAGTGGAGGCGGGGGCGTAATCAATCACAAGGACCTTGCAGGCAAATCGTTGCCGGATCAGCACCCGATTGGTGCAATTACCGGTCTACAAGAAGAGCTTGATGGCAAAGCCAGTAAAGTAGAGGGCAAAGGACTTTCCACCAATGACTATGATGATGAGTCCAAGGCCAAGGTCGATAAAATCATTGATGAAAATGGCCGGTTCACGTATGATGGCGAGGATTTCTACACTAAATCGGAATCCGATACTACTTTCGTTGCTATTGCTGATTATCAGGACCAGCGCTCTTTGACCTTCGTCGGCAGCAACCGGACGCAGCAGTATCCCTGGTCCGGTCAGGTGCAGCTCATTCAGGTGAATTATACCGAGGAACGTACTTCGGATATTAACTTCTGGGTGGAAAAACAGTACAAATCAGACTTTGAGGCTAAACTCGACGCTTGGCAAAAGATAGGGGGACAGATTTTGAACTTACCCCTGGATAAGATCTATATGGAGTATGCGGTCACCGGTGCGATTGCGGCTGGGGATATGATTCGTCTGACCATGCCGGATGATGACCCGAATATTACGGTCCAGGTTAGTATTTTTAACGACAATAATTTTTAGGAGGTTGTTACTATGCCAGTACCGACAGATTATATTTTTACGCCAGGGAGCTGCAAAAAGAGTGAAATTTTTGACTTGATTGTAAACAAATTAAAAGCGGAAGGATGGACAAATGTGTCCTCTCATCCGTCTACTGATTTTGTAGTGCTGACTTCGACAGGCAATACAGAGAATAAGAACCTGGTTTTACAGCTGAGAAAGGGAAACGCGGCGGCAACGGCTGGCAGGGATGTCGATACCACGGCTTACTGCCAGATGTCCTATCGTCTGCAAGACACATACACGCCAGGAACTGCAGGTGCTGCCGGTGTATTCGGCAGACCTTCCTTAGCATGGACAGATTTATATATTACTCCGGTTGCGGCAAACGGCACGCTGGCAACTGATACTATCGTGAATTACAAAATGTATGCCGATGCCAGCAAGATTATACTTGCCATTGAATACCCATCTGCCACGGGGTACAATCCTGTGCTTATTTACATGGGGGCACCAGATACGTCCTTTATGCCTCAATCAGCTAACTCTAGTACAATTCTAGCTACGTCAAATACTACTGCTACAGCAGCTAGCGTTATGGTAACTAACTCTCCGGATGGAATAGGTAACGTGGCAGCGCCATATGCATTAGCTACTAGTTCCCTGTTGCCAACTAAGAGTCCAAATAATGGCGGAAAGTATATCGTATCTGACATATATTATGGTAGCGCAACAGAAGGTATGCGTGGTAAACTTGACGGTATACTGTGCGCGCTAAACACTAATCTTTTGACTGGTGACAACATTACAATAGGTACGCAAACGTATTACGTATTATGCTGTGCAACGCAGGGAAGTACCTCGTTCCCTAGTCAGGCTATATTAGTAAGAATTAGCTAAGAGGTGTAGCTACAGCACATAAACGAGGTGATATAGCGTGCCTTACATAATTCTCGATATAGCGGGAAAGTGGTTTAGTACAACTGAACACGCCACTAGTACTTATGTATCAGTTAATGAAGTAACTGTAGGACCTACGATAGTATCAGGCAACTACGATTATTCTACGTTTACCCTAGAAGCTCCTTTAGCAACAGATATAGGTGGCAATGTATCGGTAGGTGATTATTGGGATTTATCGAGTTACGGTAGATTAAATCTTACAGATGGTAGTATAGACTATGCATCTTCCATACATTTTACAATATTTCTATCATCTAATGATAATTTGGATACGAGTTACTTTAATAGAACGGCACTTGAAATACCGCGTAACCCAGGTACAGTTAATGTTTGGGTTGGTAACGTGTCGTTTAGATTACCTAGACAGATAACTGCTTATTACTGTGACTCATTCACAGTAGAGGATAACTTAACGGCGCGTAGTAATACGGGTCTTACCTTGATAGGTACTGTAGACATACCATCAACAACTACAGCTAGTACCATGTTTACTATGGGAACACTACAAACAGCTACCATGGAAGGGACATTATCTACCGGAGTACAAATTGGCACTAGAAGCAAGGTAGTAAGTGGTTTATTACTACCTAGTCCTAGCACCGGATTACGCAGCGTAGCTAAGCAAGGATTGTATTTACCTGCACCTATCATGGGAGTACGTAGTGTAACTAAGCAAGGTGCATACATTAATGCTCTTACCCCAGACTCAAACGCTATAGACCATGTAAAACTAATTGTTACGCCAACCAATACATATTTTGGTTCCGGAATTACAGTTGATGCAAAAAACAACCTGTACGGCATTGGGAAGTACCGGCTGTATATGAACAAAGCTATTGCGATTCCCTTTCTGAGCGATTTTGGCCCGATAGATCAAATCTCATTTCCGCTGGACATATCCCTGCTTCCGGTGGGGTCTACACCCTGCCGGATCGAGTATCTTTTCCCAGATGGAAATAAAGAGTATATCGACTTTGCTGTAACAAAAGAGGCAAATAACAGACAAGCCGCAGTAACCACTCTATATTGGTATTCGGGTGGATTTGATATTACCGGGGATACTCAGTATATAACCAGTGATGGTTTCAACTCAGGAGTATTGGCAACGGCAGGAATAGGAAAAAAGGCTACGATTAAGACATCTTCTGTTACTTCGATTGATTTATCCCATGCACATGAAATATATGGGGTTAACCTGGAATGCGATGAACTTGGATGTTTCTTCTTAGTTAGTTTTGATAATCAAGTCACATGGCATTCGTTTATCAATGGAGTTTGGGAAGAATGTACTCAAGAAGGAATAGCCACTAAGGGAATGACTAAATCAGTTATTACAAGTATTACAAAGGAACAATGGGACACGATATTTCAAAAAACAGAATTTAATGTTATGGTTTATATGGACAATAACAGTGCTGTTACACCGATACCTATGCTAGCCGATGAACAAGTATGGTCTGTAATTTTAAATAAATCTGGGACTAAAAATGTCACTTACGAAGTTCCGGAAGGTCTATTTATTACCCGAGTCGCTTTATATGGAAGTAGCGATGGTTTTTACAAATACGCAACTATTAATTACACTGATGGAAGTATCTATTCTTTCCAAGTAGCATATAGTTTATCTATTTATACAATACCACTAGATAAAGAAGTTTCTTCAATATATATAAGAACTGAGAGCAGTGTATCTAGCAGTGTTATTTTGTATGCGGTAAACAAATATGCTTGGTTGAAAAGCTTATCCGTCCTGTTTCTGCCCAACTACCCGCCAGCGGTCACCGATATTGACTTATTGCCACCAGAAACGCATACGGACTCTGTCTTGTCCGCTCATATAAAGGATGCTGAAGGAGATTCAGCTTACTACAGGGTCTCTGTCAACGGGGAACCAATGACAGAGAATTTTATAACCGAGGGCACTGAGTACGATATCGAGATAACAATACCCAGCAGCATGACTGCAGTCGGTACCAACGCTATAACCATTCAAACCTTCGACGGCCTGACCTATAGTGATGCTTATACCACATATCTGACCAAAGTGGATGCCAAGCCGGTTGTTTCGGGAATCCTGGACAAGCTTCAACTTATTGCGTTGGTAACGGATGACGACGCAGAAGACACAATCAGCTATAGAATCAGTTTAAACGGGGTGGTAAAGGTTGATTGGAGTAATTTTGTGCAGCCGCCAATAAACGTGAGATACAACATAAGAAATGCGGATGTCAATATTGGGGTGCAAAACACGCTTACGTTGGAAGTACAGGATAGTCTGGGCGAGATTACGTCCGTTGACTTTGATTTTGTTGGACAGCTTTACAATATGAAAAGTAGATATTCTTATATTTTGTAGAGCCGAGGGGCTCTATTTTTGTGGGTGATGATATGCATATGCCACGCGAACCATGCCGAGCGGTTATTTTTTATGCATAAAATGGGGGTGCGAAAATTGATAAACTATGTTAATGACTTAATACAACGCGCTTGGAAAATGTTCTCTGATATCCAGTTCTTGGCTTTGATTGTCGCTATTGGAGCGATAGGAACGAACATCTGCGGCAATAGGTTCTGGGCAGTTCTTTTCTTGTCTTACGCTGCAGTATTTGCTGACACTTTAACTAAGTGGATTGCGGTGACAAAAGCGTATTACCACGATCATGAATTAAAATTAACTACTTGGTTGCTGATTGTTAATATAGTATTTCATGGTCCGGCATGGTCAACGGGGTACTTGGAAAGCAGAAAACTGGGGCGCATCTTAGAAAAACTACTGACATATACTGTAGTAATTACTCTCTGTCATGCAGCGGGTAAATGGCTGCCTGTTCTTGATTTGTTCGGTTTGGTGTTTAATCCGGCAACTGTATTTCCAGCATCGGCCAGCGCCGGTGTTTTTTTAATTGAGTTTAAATCAATTAACGAAAACCTTAAGGAGATGGGGCAGGCTGGGTTGTCTGAAATACTAAGCAATTTGGTTAGCGCAGTGTCAAATAAAATATTTCCGAATCAAGGGGGATTGAAATGATTAAAGGTATTGATGTAAGTTACCACAATGGTGAAGTAGATTGGCAGGCCGTAGCTGATGCCGGAATTGAATTCGTCATGATCCGCTGCTCGTATGGACTACAATCGAAGGATATAATGTTTGTCCAGAACGTTGCTGGAGCCAAGGCTGTCGGACTTTCAGTCGGAGCGTATCATTACAGCTATGCATTAAGCGTAGAAGATGCAATTCAAGAAGCTGCGAATTGCCGGGAAGCTATCGAAAGCACTGGGCAATTATTAGAGCTACCGGTATTTTTCGATATGGAGGATGCGGATGGTTACAAGGTGCGAAAGAGTTTTGTTTTTGACCCAACAGAAGTAACAGCAATTTGCAAAGCCTTTATCGACAATGTTGGCCTTGATTGCGGCGTTTATGCAAGTTATTCATGGCTTACAGATGTAATTGATTGGCGCTCACTTGGCTGTGCCGTTTGGAATGCTCAGTGGAGTGCCAACGACGATATTAAGGGGTATATGTGGCAGTACACTGACAAATTGGAGATTGGCGGTCAGTACTTTGATGGCAATATCAAATATGAATAAATAGGGGTGCTTCTATGTTAAAAACCACTGGATTGCGGATGTTTTGCTTTTTCTTTACAGGCGACATAGCCGAAGGTCAAATTGGAATTAATTTAACTAACCTCAGTATAGCGGCAGCGTTCTTCGCTGCCGGTTTTATTGTAGGCAAAATATAAATAAAAATAGCGCCACATAACGCGGCGCAAAAAAGGGGAGAGGAATCCATGTTTAGTTTAACCAAGCGCCAGGCGGCTATACTGCTTGGCGTTGTTTTGTTATGCGTGGGTGGATGGATGCTCTACCAGCACTACAACCAACCGGAGCCGGTGACGGCCGAGAGCCAGCAGCAAGCCGAAACGCCAGCAGGTGTAGAACTAGCAGCCCAAAACGCTCACATAACCATGCTGCAGTCGCAATTACAGGAAGCGGCCAATCAGATAGCCGAGCTGAAAAATAAGCCACCGGACACGATCGTTAAAACTGTGCCGGTGGAAATTGAAAAAGTGGTCATAAAAGAAGTTGAAAAACGTGGCGCCAACTTTGCTATCGTCACCGATCCGGCGCAGCCGGACAAGCAAGTTAACCTGCAGGAAGTCACAAGCTTACCAGCAGAAACACCAATTACCCTGAATCAGTACAATGTGTTCGCCTATAAAAAAGTAATTCGTGGCGTTAATGTGTACCCGGATTGGAGCAAGGCAGTCCAGGGTAAATTTAAACTTGATGAGGTTACTGCCGATGTTAGCCGCAGGATTACGAAGGATGGAAAGTATTTAGGTGTTGTTGCCGGTTATGATTTTAGACATGACTATGGAAAAGCTGGGTTGAGATATTCGTTTTAACATAACGTTTACCAATCTATAACACAATAGTCGATATTGTAGTGTAACATTAAATCACCCTTAGGTTAACCTTCCTTATTGCCGCCTGCCGGGTTCGCCTGGTAGGCGGCTTTTTTTATTTCTTAGAGCTGAGCGATGACCCGTTAAAAAAATAGCTAATTTGAATGTATATAAGTCAGAGCAGATTTACAGGAAAATACATCATAAATAAGAGTTCCTTATTATGCGTGATTTTAAATAGTATTTGTAGGAGTGCAAAACGGTAACAGTAGGAGAACAATTAACAGTAGTGGAACCGGAGTGGTTTTTGTAAAATCTTATTTTGCAATCTATTATCATAAAATGGAGGAATTACCCATTAATTAGCGAAGATATTGGACAAATGGGGGAGATTAATATATGAATGAAACAATTATTAACATAGACTGGAACGGACCGTATACATTGAACGATTTATCAGATATCCAGGACGATAATGTCGATTACGGTGTATACCAAATATATGGGGCGCACCCCATATATGGTGCAGAAAAATTGCTATATATCGGGAAAGCGGACAAGCAAACATTTGGAACAAGAATATCTCAAGAGGGCTGGGATTCCAATAGTGATGCTAATGGCTTAAAGATTTATGTTGGCTGGCTGACCGGTAAAATTCCTACAGAGGAGCAGTGGTCTAAAGAAATATCCCTTGCAGAAAAATTGTTGATTTACTCTCATAAACCGGCATATAACTCGCAAAGTATAAAGCAAGTTAATGACAAGGATCTTCTTTCAATACATGTATTAAATTGGGGTAAATATAGAGATTTGATGCCAGAAGTATCAGGTATGCGTTGGACTAGTAAGTTTGAACTGCCGCGATATCAACTGGATAAGGTTTTAGATCTATATAATACAACCGATAATTCGTAA